GCGAGCGGCCGTCGATGTGGGACACGGTGATGGCCGAGGAAGACCCGGCGATCCGCAAGTCGATGGCTGACGCGATCACGCTGGAACAGTCCATCGCCGACGGCGAGCGGAAGGCGGAACTGGCCGGAGCAAGGGATGCCGCTTTCCAGATGATCGAGGCGGGCGGCGATGTGATGAAACTGCCGCTCGAACAGCGCCAGATGCTCGGCGAGGACGCCATGTCCGGGCTGTTGACCTATCAGGCGAAGCGCTTCGCGGGCGAGCCTGTCGAGACGGACCCGCAGACCTACCTGACGCTCCGCCAGATGCAGGCGAACGAGCCTGAGCGCTTCCGCAACACCGACCTGACGCCCTATGTCGGATCGCTGTCCGAAACAGACTGGAAGAAGTTCGCCGATGCGCAGACTGCGCCGCCGGACCCTGCCACCAAGGTGACGGCTGCTGCTGCATCCACGATGATGGAGACGGCGAAGCGCCAGATGGTGGCGGCAGGTATCGACGCCTCGCCGAAGGAAGGCACGGCGGCGGCGAAGAAGGTGGCGACGATCCAGATGCAACTCCTGCAATGGCAGGACACCTACATCAAGGAGAAGGGCGAGGCGCCGTCGCAACTCGATATCGACCGGCGGGTGGCGAAGATGCTGACGCCGGTGACGATCAACCCGCCCGGCCCGATGAACGAAAAGGACGTGCTGGCGTTCGAATTGGGTGGCCTCGGCCTTGCCGAAAGCGCCCTCGGCGGCGCGGACATCACCATCGGCGATGTGACCTATCCCGCCGCCCGCGTGGATGAAGCGGCTGCCGCTTTGCGTGATGCCGGTATGCCGGTGACGGCGGAAAACCTTGTGACGATCCTTGGCATGGTGGTGCAATGAACGACTTTACCGCCGCCGCCGAACTTCTGAAACAGCAACAGACCGGTGCAGTTTCGCCGCTCGCCCGTGCGGCCGAGACAATGAAGGCGCAACAGGCTGGCCAGGTCGGGATGGCGTTGACCTATGACGAGCGCGATCCTGACGCAGAGGCGAAAAGCCGGCAGGTTGGCGCGGCGCTTGGCATCAACCCGGTGGTCGTCGGAGCCGACCCGGAAGCCTACGATCTGCAACTGCGCATGAAGCAGGCGGCAGATGGGCTGCGGCGAGCGCCGAAGACGGCGGCATGGCTGGCGGATCGGGAGAACGGCGTTCTTGCAAAGGACGATCTCGACAACCTGACGTGGTGGGAGCGCGTCCTCAACGCGCCATCTCAGGGCCTTGTCGAGATGGGCGATGCTGCGGAAGGGTCTGCGGCCGGGCGCATGATAGAGCGCGGCGTGCGGCGCATTCCGATGGCCGGCGACGTGCTGTCGGTGCAGGGCACGTCGGCGCGGATCGCCGATGTCGGCCGCTCGCTGGACGATCTCATCGCCGAGGAACTGGCACAGGTCGGCGGTGACTCGGCGCCTGCCCCCATGAGGTCGATGGCGCTAATGGCGGCGCAGGTGCGCTTTGATGCCGCCCGTGATCTCTCCCCCGAGGATGTGCGGCGGCTTCTGGATCGCGGTTCTGCGGCGCTCCTGTCGGCGCGGGAGCGGTCCGACAAGATCGCCTCCATTCCGATGTCCGGGCCGGCGACGGCGTTCCGCGACGAAACCCTCGCCAATGCCGAGGATACCTTCCTCGGTGCGCTCGGCGCCTTTGCCAGCGATCCGATCCGCGGCGCGGCCTTCGCGGCCGAGGTCGCGGGCGAGTTCCTGCCGGCGATCCTCGGCGCCTCGGCGGTGACGGTGGTGACGCGCAGTCCAGCGGCGGGCGCTCTGACGCTCGGCACGGTGTCGGGGCTGACGGAAAACGCGGCGTCCACGATGGAGTTCCTAGCCGAGCGCGGCGTCAGGATGGAAACGCCGGAAGACGCCATGGCGGCCTTGCAGGATGCGGACCTGATGCAAGCGGCCCGTGATCGCGGACTGACGCGCGGTCTCGTCATCGGCATGATGGACGCGATCTCCGGCGGGGTTGCCGGCAAGACGCTGATGAAGTCTCCGGCGGGTGACATGATCGCGCAAGGGCTGGCACAGGTCGGCCTTGGCGGCGGCGGCGAAGCCCTCGGGCAACTGGCGTCGGGTCAGAATGTGTCATGGAAGGACATCGTGATCGAGGGGCTGGCCGAACTGGTTACGGCCCCGATCGAGGTTATCGGTGTCGGTGGACGCAGGTTGCTGCGCGGCGCGGTCAAGGCGGGGACCGCCGGGGAGACGGCGGAGACGCTGGCCGAGGCGGACGCACAGGCGGCAGCCTCCCGGCTGAAGGTGCGCGCGCCGGAGAAGTTCCGCGAGGCGCTGGAAGCGCAAGGACTCGGCGACAAGACGATCCATGTCCCGGCCGATGCCTTGCGGGAGTATTTCCAGGCCAAGGACGTGGCGTTCGACGAAGATACCATGCGCGCGTGGGGCATTGACCCGGTGACGTTCGACGAGGCGGCGCAGTCCGGCAATGCCGTGGCGGTGCCCGCGTCGAATTATGCCACCTACATCGCCGGGACGGACGCGGCGGCGTGGTTCGCCGAGAACGCCACGACCGATCCCGAGGAACTGTCGCTGGCGGAAGTCCGCGCGTTCAACATGCGCGTGCAGGACATCATGCAGGACGCATTCGAGGAAGCCGAGGCGGCGCGGCTTGATCAGGACGCCACCCGCGCGGCGGATGTGCAGATATACGACGACATGTTTTCGCAACTGCGCGAGGCCGGCCGCTCGCCGGACGCGGCGCGGCAGGAAGCGACGATGTGGGCGGCGTTCTGGCGCACCATGGGCGAGCGTTATGGCGAAGACCCGCTGGACATGTCGCGTGACATGCCGGTTCGGGTGCGCGGGCCGCAGTCGCCAGAGTTTCGCCGCCGCGATGCACTCGACATCGCGCTCAACACGCTGCGGACGAAGGGCGAGAAAGCGCTGAAGCCGCGCGGACTGTCGCTCGCCGAGTTCGTCAAGGCGAAGGGCGGTGTGCAGGACGCCGGCGGCGACGTGGCGGCGATGGACGCGCCGAAGGGCGTGGTGGCCGAAACGGCGGCGCAGATGAAGGCGCGCGCATCGCAGCCGTCGCTCGGCGGGGTGATGCCGGCAGCCGGGCGCGGAATGTCGCTTGACGAGATGGGACGGCTTGCAGCCGAGGCGGGGTATTTCCCCGATCTCATAGGCGAGGTCAACATCGGGACCAAGGGCGAGGCGTCAGACTTCGCGGCGCGGCTGCTGGACGCGCTGAGCGAGGACGTGGCGGGCCGCAAGGTCTATGCCGAGGGTGAGGGCCCGGACCCTGACATGCAGGCGCTGGCGGACGCGCTCAGCGAGCGGGCGCTTGATCCGGCGACGATGACGAATGACGAAATCGCCGCGGCGCTGGATGCGGCCGGCGGCGCTGAATACGGGCAACCGGGGCTGGTGCGTCTCTATCATGGCACAAGCGCGGAGGCAGCGGACAGCATAAAAGACGCAGGGGAAATAAGCGGACCTGCGTTTTTTACTTCGAGAAGATCGGTCGCGGAAGATTACGCGGGGCCGGATGGCGTGGTGATTCCCGTCGATGTGCCGCTATCCGACATCATGGTTGATCTTGATATGCCTGGCGCGCGGCTTCTGTCACCAGAAGAAGCGTCGGCGTATCTGGGTCGAGATGATCTGCGCACCGCTGAGGACTTCATCGCCGCCGGGTACTCGGTAGGGGTGAAGGGCGGCGTAAAAATTGACAAAACCATGTTCCAACCAGACGGTTCCATCGGCAACCGCGGCTCCATCGTCCTGCCACAGGGTGGCGTTCGCGCCGGGCAGACCGTCATCAACCTGTTCGAGTCGGCCAATTTAAGCACCTTCATTCATGAGTCGGGGCATTTCTTCCTCGAGGCCTTCAACGCGCTGGCGTCGGAAGAACATGCCCCGCAGGCGATGAAGGACGATCTGGCGGCGATCTTCGCCTGGCTTGGCGTCAAGGGATGGGGGCAAGTCGGCGTGCCGCAGCATGAGCAATGGGCGCGCGGGTTCGAGGCTTACGTCATGGAAGGCAAGGCGCCGTCGCTGGCGCTGGCCGATGCATTTGCGCGGTTCAAGGCGTGGCTCACGCGCATCTACCGCACGGCGCGCGGCCTCAAGGTCAACATCACGCCGGAAATCCGCGAGGTCATGGACCGGATGCTGGCGACGGATGCCGAGATAAAGGCGGCGCGCGAGGAACAGGCGATGCGTCCGCTCTTCGCCGATGCCCCTCCCGGCATGTCGCAAACCGACTTCACCACATATCAGCGCATGGCGCGGCGGGCGGTGGATCAGGCCGAACAGTCGCTGATGGCGCGGGTGATGGCAAAGGTGCGGCGCGAGCGCGAGGCGTGGTATCGGGCCGAGAAGAAGGCGGTGCTGGCGGAAGTCACGGCGGATGTGGAACGGCGGCGCGAATACCGGCTTGTCGATCTGCTCGCCAACCAGTCTTGGCAAGGCGCGGTGGATGGTGCCGAAATTCCCGACATGCAGATCGACCGCAAGGCACTGGTGGAACAGTTCGGCGACGGCGTTCTGGCTGAAGTGTCGCGCCAGCAGCTCGGCGGCAAGCGGGCGATCTACGGCGACAACGGCACGGCGCCGGAAGAAGTGGCGCAGTTCTTCGGCTTCGCCTCGGCGGCCGAGATGGTGCGGACCTTGCAGAACACGCCGCGCAAGCGCGATGCCATCGCCGCGGAAGTCGAACGGCGGATGGTCGAGCGGCACGGCGATCCGCTCAACGACGGCACGATCGAGGAAGAGGCGCTGGCCGCCATTCACAGCGAGCAACAGGCGAACCTGTCGGTCGCCGAAGCGCGGCACATGGCGCGGCGGCTCGGACGCGACACGGCCGGCATGACGGCGAAGATATACCGTCACCGGGCGCGCGAGATGGTCGGCCGGATGATGGTGCGCGACGTGATCCGGCCGGAGCGGTTCCTTGCCTCGGAACGCAAGGCGGCGCGGGCGGCACAGGATGCATTCGCCACGGTGGCGCGCGGCACCGGCAAGGCGGAACAGGCGCTCGCCGAGGCGCTGCAAGCCAAGGAACAGCAGATCCTCAACGGCTTCATTTACGACGAATCCCGCAATGTCGCCGAATACGTCCAGAAGGGGCGCGAGAAGATGCGCGCCTATACGAAGAAGTCGGTCAGGGAAAAACTGGACGGCGGCTATATCGAACAGATCGACGCCATTCTTGAGGACTACGACTTCCGCATCCGTGGCCAGCGCCAGATCGCACGGGCGGAAAGCCTGAAGGCGTTCGTGGACCGCATGATCGAGGAAGGCCGCGAGGGCGAGTTGAATGTCGACGCGCGGCTGATCGACGCGGTGAACCGCCGCCATTACACGAAGCTGTCGGTGGACGAGTTGCGCGGCCTTTTCGATACCGTCGCCAATATCGACCACATGGGCAGATTCAAGCAGGCGTTGATCGACCGCAAGCGCAAGCGCGAGTTGCAGGCGTCGGCGGATCGCGTCTCCGGGCTGATCCGCAAGAACCTCGGCACCGGAAAGGCGGGTGAGCGGCACCGGATCGCGGAGGCGTTCAACCTCTTGTGGCGCACCGACACGCTCCTGATCCGCATGGATGGCGGCGAGGAACTCGGCGGCGCTTATGATGAGGTAAAGCGCTCCATTGACGAGGCGACAAGCGAAGAGCACCGGATGAATGTCGAGATGGCCGAGCGTCTCGATGCGCTGTTCAAGAGCCATTACAGCGCCGCCGACATTCGTCGGATGAAGGTGGAACGCGACATTCCCGGCGCGAACGACCGGGCGTGGTCGAAGCTGGAAATTCTCGCCGTCGCGCTCAACGCCGGCAACGAGGATAACTACCTGCGGCTGACCGCGCCGGATGCGGCCATGAAAAACCGGCTGACGAAGGGCCAAGTTGACGCGCTTCTGGCGACGATGGACGATACCGACTGGCGGTTCGTGCAAGACATGTGGGACATGGTGAACTCCTACTGGTCCGGGCTGGCCGAGGTTGCGCATCGCCGGACGGGTGTCGTGCCCAAGAAGGTCGAGGCGAAGCTGATGGTGGGCGCGCCTTCCTTCGTGACGGGCGGCTACTACCCGATCAGCTACGATCCGACGCTTTCGGCGGCAGCGGCGGCGGATGAAGCCTCGGCATGGGACAAGTTCACGGCGACGGGACGGGGCGCGACGGCAGCGATCCGCAACGGCATGACGAAGCAGCGTGCCAAGTCCGGTGGCGGGCGCACGCTGCGGCTCGACGTGTCGGTAGCCTTCGCCCACATGCGCGACACGATCCGATACATCGCGCTATCGGAGGCGGTGGATAACACCTACCGGCTGATCTCGCACCCGGACGTGATGAATGCGTTTCTCGATGCCGGCGCCAAGGATCAGCACGACATCCTGAAGCTGTGGCTGAAGGACGTGGCGAAGGGGCCGTCGCCATCGCCGGATGCGTTCAACACCATGTTCCGCATCGTCAAGAACAACTTCACGCTGTCGCGGCTGGCTCTGAACTTCAAGACGGTGGCGATGCAAGTTACTGGCGTCGGGCAGTCGGCGGTGGTCATCGGCAAGCGCAACATGGTCCGCGGCTATCTGGAATACCTGCGGAACCCGCGCGGCACTGCGGCGGCGGTGGTCGCCATGTCGGTGTTCATGCGCGAGCGGCGGTCGACGTTCCAGAAGGACATTCACGACTTCATGGACGACACGCAACTCGCCGGGCCGGTGGCGTCCGGTTACAAGAAAGGCAAGGCGGTCGTCGGCAAGATCGGCTTCGCGCCGATCGTCTGGACGCAGTTCTGGGCGGTGGACATGCCGACGTGGCTGGGCGCGTTCCGCTCGGGTGTCGAGAGGTTCGGGGATGAAGGCAAGGCTGCCCATTACGCGGATCGCATGGTGGCGCGGTCGCAGGACAGCGGCCTCATGGCAGATCGTGCCGCCTTCGAGCGCGGCACCCTGTCGGAGACGACGCGGCAAGCCGACGTGGTGCGATTTTTCACCACACTCGGCGGCTACATGCTGACGAAGATGAATCGCGCCCATGTGGAAGCCATGCGGGCCAGGATCGGATGGCGCGATGCCGATGCGGGCGCGCAGCGCGTCGGTGTGGTGCTGACGGCGGCGACCAATTTGGCGCTGCTCTACTGGACGGAGGCGATACTGACGGCGCTTCTGTGGTCTGCGCTCTCCGACGATGACGACGATGATGACCTGAAGGGCTTCCTGCTGCGGGAAACCGGCTCGGCGATCGTCGGTGGCATCCCGATCATCCGCGACGTGTATTCGGCGCTCATGGGTTTCGGCGGCGGTGGCATCTACGGCTCGGTTGCCGATGCGCCGGCGCGGCTGCTGACGCAGGCGGCACAGGGCGAGAATGACGCGGCACTTCGCCGGGCCATCGCCGATAGCGTCGGCATGATCACCGGGCTTCCGACAACCGGGCCGATGCGCGCGATCGAGGGCGCGCTGAGCGATGATGTGCCGATGTCCGAGGCGCTACTCGGGCGCAACCCGCTGGCCCGCTGATCGCGCGGTCCAGTGAAGAAAGCCGTTGGTCGCAAACATCGCGGCCATGAAAAGCAGACCTGACGCATGGCCGGGGTCGCGCCCGGCGCTAATGAAAAGCCCGAAGGCCAGAAACAGGCTCACCGCGGCAAACGCGATCCTGAGCAACTTCGTCATCCGCTCCTCCTGAGTGGCTCGCAACCCAAAACCTGAACGCAGGCAACCCGTCCACTTTGGGCGGGCTTTACCATGAGGCAATAACGACATGGCATCAACCTATCTGGACCGGCTGGAAGGAATCGAGACTTCCGTGGCGGTGAAGGCGCCGGTTCGCGTGGCGACAACGGCGAACATCACGCTGTCGGGCGAGCAAACCGTCGACGGCGTGGCGCTTGCCGGCGGCGATCGTGTGCTGGTCAAGGATCAGGCGAGCGCGATCGACAATGGCATCTGGAATGTCTCCACCGGATCGTGGTCGCGCGCCGAGGACTTCAACGGGGTTAGGGACGCGGTACAGGGGACGCGCGTCTATGTGGTGAGCGGTGCTGCCAACGGAAACACCGAATGGTCTGTCACCACCGATGACCCGCAGATCGGTGCTGCGGCGGTGGCGTTCACCATGCTCGCCAGCATGGGCGGGCTTCACTTCGGCAGCGTCACCGACCTTCTGGCGTCTACGTCTCTCATGGCCGCGACTGGCGAAGTCGTCTACGCCGGGGGCGCGCTTTTCACGGTCGCAGCCTCGGGCGCATCCGATCATCACGCCACCACGGCGGGCGGGGTGAAGCTCTACGTCTCTCCCGGCAACCTTCTGATCACGCCGCGCATGTTCGGTGCGAAGGGCGATGGTGTCACCGACGACCGCGCCGCCTTCCAGCGGATGTGGGACTTCGCCGGCCAGCGCGAATGCGTGATCCCGGCCGGCACATGGGCCTTCCCGACGCCGGCAGGCTATGACGTCTACCTCTTGGCCGGCGACGACTGGATGGCGGGCGACAACCCCGGCCCGATCGACGGCGTGCTCGATGCGCCCGACGCGCGCATCCTGCAGTATTCTTACGATCTTCCGGGCATCACCGCGGCGGGCCAGCCGCTCGGCGGGCCGGGACCGGCGGCGGGCGTCAGCCCCGGCCTCAACTTCGCCAAGGGGATGCTGGCGAAAACCCCCGCCAACCGCGGCATCATCATCGTCGCCGCCGCCGGCACCGTCGCCGGCACCATGTCGGCCTGGCAGTCGGGGGGTGCGGCCTATACCGCCGCGGTGACCGGCATCAACGCGGCCCTCGCGCACGGGGGCGGCACCAACCGCTTCATCGGCGTCGCCTGGGCGGGCGGCTATGCCGACGCCACCGGCGCCACGACCGAGGCGCAGGCCGGCGGCTATCTGAACAGTCTCATGACCGGGCTGCGCGCCGGCATCGCCGGGGCCGCGAAAGCGAAGCTCGTGGTGGCGCGTTTCATCACCGAGTTCTCCGGCTCCGGCGGCGCGGTTGACCTCGCGCTTGCCCATATCCACAAGTGGACGATCCGCGCCACCTTCATCCCCGGCCTCACCGGGTATCAGCTGGCTAGCCACCGCACCACGGCGGCGGGATCGCGGCTTCTCGGCAGCAACCTCGCCGCCGCCATGCTCGGCAACCTGCCCTACGATTTCGGCGACCAGTTCTTCGCGGTCAGCGGCTTTCGCCACCGCGCCTGGGTGACCGACGGCGCGGTGTTCACGCCCACGCGGCCGCAGGGGGTAATCCTGCGCTTCGACCGCGCCAACGAGGCGACCCTGACCTCGGTGCGCGGCATGAACAGCCTGGTCGAGCTGGCCGACGAGCTCCGCGCGCGCGACACCAAGGGCCAATGGCCCGGCAACGTCATGGCCGTTTCCGACCATGCCTTCTCGCGCGAGTGGGGGGCGACCGCGCCGGACTCGCCTCAGACCACGCTCCACGCCTTCTCGATCGGCCTGCCGGAGGGTAACGGCAACGTGGGTGGCTCTGCCGCCTGCACCATCGGGCTCGGGCCGCAGAACCTCTGGGGCCATGTCTCGGTGCTCAGCAACTCGCGCGGGCTCGACTACCCGGAGGGCAATCCGACGGCGGTGCTCGGCCACGAGATCGACATTCAGATGGCGGCGGGCACGGGCGCGCAGAACGGCGCGGGGCTGCTGGTCAACTGCTTCGACGATCCGGTGAATTTCGCGGCCGTCGCCGTGGCCGGCTCGGCCGGCGGCACCTTCGCGACCGGCCTCTGGCTCGGCAACATTTCGGGGCGCGGCATCTGGCTCGGCAGCACCTTCGCCGGAGTGGTGGGCTACGACAGCCAGGCCGCGACCTTCTCGGACGCCGCGATCCATCTCGGCGCCGGCGCCACCCACGGCATCAAGCTCAGCGGCGGCGGTTCCGACGCGGTGCTCTACAAGAACTCCGTCTCGGGCGCGATGGTGCTCGACAACCAGGCACGGCTGGTCCTCACCAACGCCAGCGCCGAGGGCAACGAAATCCTGGCGCTTGCCCGCGCCTCGGACGGGCAGGAGGGCTTGCGCGCATATCTCGCCGCCGGCACCGTCGCCAACACCGCCGACGCGGCGCTTCGGATGCGCGCCAACAGCACCACCGGCCGCTCGATCAATGCCGGCGGCACGATCAACGCGAGCGGTGCGGACTATGCCGAATACGAGACCAAACACGCGGACTGCGGCCACATCGCCAAGGGCGCCATCGTCGGCTTCGATGCCGACGGCCTGCTGACCGATCGCTTCGACCTCGCGATCTCCTTCGCGGTGAAGTCCACCAGCCCCAACCTCGTCGGCGGCGACACCTGGGGCGGCGATGCGGCCGAGCCGGTGGAGCCGGCTTATGAGGAGCCCGTGCATCTGCGCGCCCACGGCCTCGGCGAGCGGCCGATGGTCAACACGCGCACGAGCGACGCCGCCGACGTGGCGGCGCGGGCGGCGGACTGGGACGCGGCGCACGCGGCCTGGCAGGCCGCCCGCGATGCGCATCTCGCCGACTGGCGCGCCGCCGTGCTGGTGCCCCACGAGGCGGCGCTGGCGGCCCGCCGCGCGGCCGCCGAGGCCGCCCGCCAGCGCGTCGACCGCATCGCCTATTGCGGCAAGGTGCCGGTCAACGTCACGGGCGCGAAGCCCGGCGACTGGATCGTGCCGGAGCGCGCCGGAGACGGCCGCATCGGCGCCAGGTTCGTCGATGACGATGCCGTCACCTTCGCCGAGTACCGGCTGAGCGTCGGCCGGGTGCGCCGCATCCTGCCCGACGGCCGCGCCGAGATCACCGTGAAACCGATCTGATCATGACGATACGCGAACAAAAGGAGGCGCCATGAACATCAACCTGTTCCTGATGCTTGGCGGCGGGATCGTGGTGCCTACGATCCAGATCACCACGCCCGCGTATCTCGATCCGGCGAAGATGCGCGTTGGCGACGTGATCGGGAGCGCCTTCACGGCGGGCGTCTATCCCGACTTCGATGGCATCCCGGTTGTTGAGGCGAGCGTCGCCTACACCGTCGACGGCGGGCCGGTGCTCTCAACCTACGTCCTGCAGGCTGGCGATGTGGTGGGCGCGGCGCTGGTCCACCTGACGGCCGGGGCGGCGACGCGGGACTACTACGCCGAGCCGAGCACGATCATCGACTTCAGCTATGCCACGTCGGACCTTGAGTGGACTGTTCCGCCGGGTGGCGGCGCGGTGCCGGATGCCTTCGTCGTCGGGAACTGGTCCATCGCAGACGCAGGCACGAACGGCGATGCGACAGTCACGATCTCGACGCTTCCGGCCGACAACGGCTCGGCGCTCACCGATCTGGAATACAGGATCGGTGTTGGCGCGGCACAGTCGTGGGGCGCGGCGGCGACTGGAACGTATGGCATCGGCGGCCTGCCGGACGGCACGGCGACCGATATTCAGGTGCGCGCCATTAACGCCAGCGGCCCCGGCGCATGGTCGGACACGAAGTCCGTCACCACGACCGGCGCTCCCGACGCCTTCACCTCGGGCCAGTGGACCGTCACCGATCTTGTCACCGGCGGCGATGCGCGGATCGCCATTTCCTCGCTTCCGGCGGCGAACGGTTCGGCGATCATGGACCTTGAGCGCAAAGTCGGCGCGGGCGCGTGGACGAGCCTCGGCGGCACCACAACCGGCAATTACGATGTCGCGGGCTTCACCGACGGCGCGGCGACGAACGTGCTGATCCGCGCGGTGAATGCGAAGGGGAACGGCGCGGACAGCGACACCAAGAGCGTGACGACGACGCTGGCCGATGCGACTGCGCCCGTGCTGTCCTCGCCGGTAGATGCAGCGAACGGCGCGACGGCTGCGACTGGATCGGTAAGCACGGACGAGGGCAATGGCACGCTCTGGTGGGTGGTCTCGACCTCTGGCACCGCGCCGACGAAGGCTCAGGTGAAGGCAGGGCAGGATCACACTGGCGCGGCAGCGGCGGATGCGGGATCGCAGGCGGTTGCCGCAACGGGCGTCCAGACGCTTTCCCCGGCGCCATCGGGTCTGACCGCATCGACCGCCTACACGATCCATTTCATGCACGAGGACGCGGCGGCGAACCAATCCACTGTGGCATCCGGCGACGGCTTCACTACGGCGGCGGCGGGCATCTCCATCGTCGGATGGAAAGGCGTGGGCGCGAACAACGGCGGCTCGGCCAACATTGACCTCACCGCGCTTGTTGACGGCATCGCATCGGCGGCGACGACGGGCGACGAGGTGATCCTCATCGCGGGTGGCTCCTCCGGCATCGACACGGCGCCGGCTGGCCCGGATGGCACCTGGACCGAGATCATCGCCAACATCTTCATCAGCGACAGCTTCAAGTCGAACTTGCGGGCTTGGCGCAAGCGCATGGGGGCGGTGCCCGACACTTCCGTCACGGTCTCGCTGGTCAACAACTCAGCTGGTGGCGGCGGTGCCATCGCCTTCGTCGCGCGCGGCATCGATGCGGCAACCGCGCTCGATGTCGCGGTGGTGACGACGAGCGATGTCAACTCGGCGATGGTCAACCCCCCGGCGATCACGCCGGTGACGGCCGGCGCGCTGATCCTCGCAGGCGGCTTCGGATCGTCCGACCCCACGCCTGTCGCCTTCACCGGGCCAGCGAACATGACCGGCTTTCACCAGGCGCAGGGCGCGGGCTCGACCCGTGGCGGCGTGATCGGCGCAGCCGTCAAGACCGACTGGACCGCCGGCGCCTTCGATCCCGACGCTTTCACCGGCGGCGAGACGAGCGCCTCGTGCTCGTGGATCGGTTTCTCCATCGTGCTGAGGCCCGCATGACCCGCAAGCTGGAAATATGGGTGGAGAGCGCCGGGTCCTGGCGCGATCTGAAGCTCAACGCGGCGGGCGAGCCGGTCTACGTCTCGAACGGCGCACAGGTCGGCCCCGGCATGCGCATCACCCGCGTCTCCGAGACCGCGCCTCCATCTGATCCGCTTCCCGGTGATACCCCCGATCTGGAGTTCAACATCATGACCGACGGCACCATCGAAGCCATCCATAACCGCCTCATTCCTTTCCCCTATCCGCAAGCCGGGGTTTTCGTCCGAATGTATGACATGGTGGTGGGAGGCACGACCTACAATTTCACGATGGACGACGCGGCGACCGATGCGACCCATGCGGAATCCTTCGTCTTCACTTCCGGCATCTTCACCATCACCCTCGGCTTCTGGGGCTTCGTGCAGGTTAGCTACAACGCAGCCGATGCGGCGCTGGCCCCGGCGCAGGGCCAGACCGTCACGCTCCTCACGATTACCTCGCACCGCTGGGCGCTTGAAGACGGCTCGGTGGTGTCGGCCGCCAAGGGGTCGCTGACGATCAAGGTCACGGGAACCTCGGTTGCCATCGACACCACCGCGCCGACGGTTTCGAGTGTCACGCCGAGCGGCACGGGGATCGAGCAGAACGCGCCCGTCACCGTTACTCTCAGCGAGCCGGTCGTCGCCGGGGCCGGCAACTTCATCGTCTACGACATGACCGGCGGCGCGGTGCTGGAAACCTTCCCGGTCGGTCAGACCGTGATCGCGGGCAATACCGTCTCGTTCACGCCCACCATGTCGCAGAACGACATCCGACAGTATTCGCTGCGTTGGGACGCGGGCGTGGTCACGGATGTTGCCGGGAACGGCATCGCTGCCGGAACCGACGATACCTGGACCTGGACCACGGCCATCGCCTCCGGCGGTAGCGGCGTCTGGTATGACGAGGTTTTCGCCTATGACGGCGGCACCGGCGTTGGCCCGAGGGTAAGCCCACTTACGTCTGCCGCGACATGGGCGGCGGGGCAGTCCGGCGTCTCGAACAACGGCTCCACCATCACCGTCACCGGCTCGAACAAGACCATCACCGGCGTTGATTTTTCCGGCTTCAAGCTGGTCAACTCCGGGGCAAACAACATCTTCGAGGACTGCCTTGGCGACGTGAACGCCAACGGTGCCGGCGGTCAGGGTCGCCAGTGGAGCATCGGCGGCCTCAACCCGACCGTGCGATACTGCCGGATCACCAATCCCGGCTATCGTGGCGGCATCGTGGAACTGTCCTTCAACGACGCCACAGGCACCGCTGTCGCGCACAATAACGATCTGCGGGACTGGGCCGGGCAAGACCCGATCAAGGGGCCCGGCGCCGGGAACTATCTTCAGGCCAGAGACAACCTGCTGTTCGGCTGCCACCTCACGTCCGGGGCGCATATCGACGGCATCGACTTCCGGCTGGCCGAGCCGGGCAGCTTCATCCGGCGGAACCTCATGGTCGGCAACAGGACGCCCACGAGCGTCACGCCGGGCGGCGGCACCGGCTTCAACAACGCGATCCGTCAGGCGCCATCCGATTTCGGCGGCGCCGGTGGCGCCGGGCTGATCGTCGAGGAAAATATCCTCGTCGGCCACGACGATCCGGCGGCACAGAGCACATTCCTCAGCGTTGGCAACGGTGGCAAGGCGGGGAACGTCTTTTACGATGTGCTGGTCGATCTTCGGTATCACCCGACCCTGATGCATTCGTCGGCGCGGTTCGACGACTGGTATGTGCGCTATTTCGACTACGCTGCCTCGGTTGCGGCGGGGAAGGTCGTCGGCATCGGTGCGCCGGTGCCCTACCCCTATCTCGCCGCGCAGCCGGCGCAGGTGCCCGCGACGATGGCAGCGCCGGTCATCTCGGCCGCGCCCGGCGCAATCGCCTGGGCCGCGAACGCGCGGCCCCTCAACATGCGCTCGCTGATTACCCGCTACGACCTGCGCTGGTCCACCGACGGCACCAACTGGACCACGGTGCAGGACGTGTCGAGGACGGCTGGCAACATCCCCGTGACCGCCGCCAGCAACTACCGCATCCAGTTCCGCGCGGTGAACGGGATCGGCGCAGGGGCATGGTCGGCATCCTCGAACCAGATCAATGTCGCCGCTCCTGCCGGGACGCACCGGATCATGGTGCTCTACGGCCAGTCGGAAATCGAGCACATCCTGAACGCGGATGCGGCCGGAGCGCCGTCGAAGCCCGCGCTGACCGCCGACAACCGGGTCAAGTTCGTCTATCACAACCCGCGCGTCGGCGACCCTCGCCCGGTTGTCTCGAAATGGATCGTGGCGTCAGACGCCAGCCTCTCCGGGCCGATGATCGCCTTCGCCAACATGCTCATTGCCATTGGCGGGCCGCTCGATACCTGGGAGGTCGGCTGGATCACCTACACCGGCATGGGCTGGCAGACGCTCTTCAACGATGGCTCGGCGTCCTTCCCGTTCTCGACCGTCGCCGCGATTAAGGGCGCGCTCTCGGGAACGCCCGGCCTGCAATACCAGTCGTGGCTCTCGGCCAACCGCAACCTCGACACCGCCTATGCGCGGGCCTTCGAGAACCTCTGGCTCGGCAAGGACAACGGCGCGGCGATCAGCGCGCCGTGGAACGTCAAGAACAAGAGCGGTGCCACAGCCTTCTCGGTCGCGCACCTGATGCCGGAACAGTTCAACCCGGCCGTGACGATCCCGGTCCTCGGGCAGCACAAGTTCGACGTGCGGCAGGACAACGACAGCTACGACACCCCGACCGGCGGCGGCGCCCATACCGACTACACAAGCGCCAACATCCACGGATGCAGGCAGGCGGTGGATACGTTCTTCGCCGGCGCCAGTGTCGGGCCGTCGCTGCGGGGGATCGAGCTTTGCTCCTACCTCAACGGCTATGCCTCGGGCGGGGGCTGGACCGACATCCCGCACCCGAGCCGAAAGAACGCGGACGGCGGCCAGAGGTTCGCGGGGCATCTTGCCTATGCGATGTGCGAGGCGCTCGGGCTGGTCACGACCCAGCCGGAGATCACCTCCGTGACCTGGGCCGATACGAAGGTGACGATCAGCGCGGCGGCTGGTGCCATCACCAACGTGTTTGCGGCGCGGTCGGAGAGCCAGCTCAACCCCGCGACCTTCCCGCACTACACGCAGGCGATGGGCTTCTACATCAACGGCCAGCCGGCGCAGCGGGCAGAACTCGTTGGCGGCAACATCGAGCTTTACTACGGCAATGGCACGCAGAAGTTCATCAACACCGACACGATCATGCTCCTGCCGGGCGGCGCCGGGGCCTCGCTGAAATACCCCGAGGATATGCAGAACGCGGTCTGGAAGGGCGTGCCCTGCGTCAACATCGGGGTTCCCGGCGACGGGCTGATGAACCTGCGTCCGATGATCAACTTCAACGCGCTCTTCCCGAACACGCTGATCAACACGGTGAGGTGACATGCGTGACAAAGGCCCGCTCGAAATCATCGACCAATTCACCAAGGCCTCGGAAAAGCTGGTTGCAGCGGCGGAGAATAACCCCGCCGCCGTGCCGCTTACGGCGGAAGAGCGGGAGGCAATTCGCCGCGGCGTGCTGTTTTTCGCGCGGATCGACGCGGCGCGCTGGTTTTTCGGATGGGGCAAATGGGTGCTCGCGGGGCTGGTTTACGTGCTGACCCAATGGGACCGCATCGCGGCGGCATGGCGAGGGTGGCTCGGATGATGGCTATGGTTCGCAGGACGCTGAACAGGTGGTGGGTTTTCTGGCCCGCGCTCGGGCTTTACCTCGCCCTGTGGGCCATGCCGGCGCGGGTGTGGTTTGACAGCCATAGCATCGCCATTTCCGACGCCACGGCAGGCTCCGCGCCGACGGTGGTGGAGGATCGCACCATCCGGTTTTCGTTCCTCGGCGAATACACCGCGACGACGCGCGACGTGCTGACCAACGAAGTCGCCGGCGGCTGCACCGGCACCGACCGGCTGCGCTACCGGGGCGGCATCTCCGGGGTGCAGACCATGAGCCTCGTCGAGTGGACGGACGGCAAGGCCGCCTGCGCGCGGATCGAGCCGGGGGCCTACTACACGGAGACGTGCCGGACGGTGCTGTATCCGATGTGGGGCATCCTGCCGTCGAAAACGACATGCGCGACGAGCAACATCTTTACCGTGAGGGCAGGGGCATGAATTTCAAGGGCAAGGCCAAGCGGCTTGACGATATCGACCTGCCGCGCATCGGCGCGCGCATCGGGGTTGATGAAGACACCCTCCACGCGGTGCTTGATGTGGAAACCAACGGGCGCGGCTTTGACGCCAAGGGCCGGCCGCGAATGCTTTTCGAGCCGCATGTGTTCTGGCGCGAACTTGGCAAGGGCGAGGGCAGGGACATCGCCGAAAGGAAGGGCCTCGCCTATCCGAAGTGGCGGCGGGACTATCCCAATGACAGCTATCCCCGGCTCGCCTCGGCAATGAGCATCAACGAAGAGGCGGCGCTGCGCTCGGCGTCGTGGGGCCTCGGCCAGATCATGGGGTTCAATTGCATCTTGGCCGGGTATCCGTCCGCGCGGGCGATGGTGCAGGACTTCCTTGACGATGAAGAGCGGCACCTTGAGGCGATGGTGACATTCATCGTCTCGGCGAAGCTGGATCGCTTTCTGCGGGCGCGTGACTGGGCGGGCTTCGCGCGGGGCTACAACGGCGCCGGGTTTGCCGCGAATGGCTATGACCGGAAGCTCGCCGCCGCCTTCGACAAGTGGCAGCGCATCAAAGACACGCCGTATACGCCCGGAAATATCGTCACTGAGCCGCGTATCGCGGATGTGGCGCTCACGGTGCCCGGACAGCCGACTTCGCCGCCAGCGGGCAAAAAACCGGGGCCGGGCTTCGGCCTCGCCGCCGTCATCGGCTTCATCCTGGCCGGGGCCGGCGTGGCGATCACGGAATGGTGGGACGGTATCAAGGCAGCAATGGGGTGGTGACATGGAAAGACTCGCGGCGGTGACGCTCTATATCGTGGCCCACGTCATGGGCTGGATCGAATGGCTCTTCGGAGGGCTGTGACATGCGGATGGTGAAAGGGGCGCGCCGGGCGTGGCGGTGGTGGTCCATGCAGGCGATGGCGGCGGCGGCGGCTATCCCTTTCGCGTGGGGTGCGCTGCCCGGCGAGCTGCGCGACGCGATCCCCGAGGGCTGGCTCCGGTGGATCACGCTCGCCGTGCTGGCCGGCGGCATCGTCGGACGGCTGGTGGCACAGGGGAGCGACGACTGATGCCGCTCGCACTCGTCGTCCACACGCGGCTGTTGCCCGAGCGGAAAGCCGGGCTGACCATCGGCCCTGTCGTGCTCATTCAGAAGCGCTACCGCGGCGACAAGGGTTTGCTGGCGCATGAGATGGAGCACGCCCGGCAATTCTGGGTCACATTCGGGCTGCACCTGGTGCTCTATCCATTCTGCCAGTCCTATCGGCTTTGGGCTGAGGCGGTCGCCTTCGCGCGACAGGTAAAGCCGGATCGCTCCGATCTTGACGCGATGGCCGAGCGGCTGGCGCGATCCAGCTACCGGCTCGGGATCACGCGATACGAGGCGCGGCGGCATATCGAGAGGTATCTGCGATGATCTGGGGCTGGCTCATTCCCGGCTGGCTGCGCCGGGCGGCGCTCGCCCTCGGTGCGCTGGCGCTGGCGGTGCTCGGCGCATTCGCGGCGGGCAAGCGCGAGGCGCGGCGGGACGCGGATCGAAAAAACCTGGAGGCTGACAGGGATGCAAACCGGCGAATGGACGGCGCGGATGTGTCGCGCGGCAATGCTGACCATGATCGCGAGTGGCTGCGTGAGCGGTCGGACGAGTGAGGCGATCTGCTCGCGGACGGAGCCGCAGCGGACGGCGCTTGCCGCCGCGCTGGTGGCGGATGGTGGCCCGCAGAGCATGGCCGCGGGCCGCACGCTGATCGCCACCATCGACGCGGGGTGCTGATCAGGCATCCATCATGCGCTCGACCTGCAGCCCGCGCAGCGCCAGTTCGTAGAGCCGCGCTTTGGGCGTGGTGCCAGCCTCGATTGCAGCGATGGTGCGTGCGCCGGTGCCGAAGATGGCGGCAAGCTCGGCCTGCGTGAGGCCGAGCCGCTTGCGGGTGGCGCGGAATTGCGCGGGGGTCATGCCGCCTCCTCGCGCCTGCGCAGGGCCGCGCCATACAGCGAGTCGGCGCGCAGACTGCCGGGCCTGAGCCTATCCCGCTCCATCATCGGAACCAGCCGGTCGAACACGCGGGCAACGATGGCCTCCCTGTCGCAGTCGATGCCATGCCGGGCGCAGAACTGCGTCAGACCGTAAAACTCCGCGTCCATCGGCCCCCGCTGGTTGCCGAACTCGTCGACCGAATGCCACGGGAACGTCGCGCTGTGCGATGCCGACCCATCGTCGGTCTCGACGAACACGTCCACATAGGGCGATCCGGGAGCTACGCGGTCAGCGTCGAAATGGAGTGTGCGTTTCATTTGTGGGCCTCCTCATACGCCTCATCCTCGGCCAGAATCTTCAGCGCGGCATCGAGCATCGCGCCAGCGCCGCGAGCATGATCCACCATGAGGGTCGCCAGATAGATCACGTCCTCCGGGACCGCGATGCCGCGCTTTTCCGCCTCGGCGGTGACCAGCGCCACCTGCCCGCGGGTGATCTGAAGCTCTGCGCGTTCCCTTGCCATCTGCTCCATGTCGTCGGTCATCTCTCTCTCCATTCCCTCGGGGCGATCCCCGTTGCTCATGCATCCTATATACGCAATGGCTGCTGGTAATGCAAGGGGTGATACGCAATAATTGCGACATTAATTATGGGCGAGGCAGGCGCGGACGTGGTGATCGGCTTCAGCGCGGGGTGCTGGGCGCGGCCTTGAATATCGCCCACGCCTTCATCGCGGCGCGACGGCACGGCTCCGTGACCCTGCTGTTGAGCCGCCCGCGAATTTCGACACCACCGCCCGCAGAGAAGCTGACGCTCGCACGCTCGGGCCCTTCGATCCTGAAGGCAGTCTCCCGCCATGCCTTCGCGTCACGAGCATAGCCGGCGATGCAATGGCGCATGATAGCGCCTTCCTCGGCGAAGTCGGCCGCGCTCACAAGCCGCGTGAAGATGAAGCCGTCGATCTCGCAGCGCCACGGCTCGGCGAAGGGCGTCGGATCGGCGCTGCGACGCGCGTGCTCACGCGCCAGCCGGTCGTGTTCCTCGCGCAGCCGGCGCAGCGACCACGCCGGATCGGCCGCGCCACCCATGCGGACGGTATCGTGCGCCAGCATCACGGCCTCGCGCATCTGGTCGCGGTTGCTGGCGATCCGCGCGGCGATGGCGACTGCCGCCTCGCCGCGATGCGCGATCATGCGATTAACTTCACGGAAGGCGCCGCGTGGAATGTCCATGATCGTGGCGAAAGGCAGTTTCGTCGTCAGCTTGATCTTCGCGCGCCACGCATTGTCGATCACGTCGCTGTGGTGGACGCGCCTCCACAGCCCGGCGCCGATGATCGCCCGGACCTCGGCCGGGGGCCGGCGGTAGGCGACGCAGATCGGGGCCACTTGCCGGATACCATCCGCCTCGGCCTGCCGGATCAGATGCCCATGCTTCCGCATCCAGAGCCACAACGCGCCGCTCTTGTGCCATCCGGCATCGTAGAGCCATTGCGGCTCGCGCCACACGGGCGCGTCGGGAAAGAGCGGAGCGGCGGTGTCTTTCATGGAGTCATCCTATATACCGGCTCTCCGGGGAATATGTCGGGGCACTGGCGGATCGCCTCGCGCCCGGCTTCGGTGATCTGCCATGCAGTCGGCGGCTTGCCCATGCGGAAGGGCGCACCGGAACCGCCGAAGTCATAGACGACGCGCTCCACCCACCCCGCATCGCGCAGGCTGTCCATCATCGCGCCGGATGCGGGCTTCAGCGGGCCGTTGTCGCGGTAATGGATCAGCAATTCCCTCGCCAGAAAGGCGCGATCCAGCATGCGCGGCTGGCGCCTGAGCGCGTGCAGGCACGCCCACCGTTGCTTGGTCAGGTATGGCAGATCGCTCATCCCCGCTCTCCCTTCATGGCGCGGATGGCGGCGGCGATGTCGCTGCACGCAGAAATGTCGTCATCTACCAAGCAGTCAGCCCCAAGCCCGAGCCACACTCCGTGGCGTGTCTCGGCCGTCTGCGCCGCTTCCTCCAGCGCCTTGTCGCGTTCATCGGCAAGCTGCGCCTGTAGCGCCTCGATGGCGTCGGCGGCTTCGCGCAAGAGTGACACACTCAGTCGATAATCGCAGGTTCCACCACTTGCGTCTTCAATGCCGGCAAATGTCAGCAGCCGTGCTACCAGATTATCCATTGTCGTCTCCCTTACCAATTTCCATCGGCAGTGTCGGCTTCTCCGAATGTGCAAGGACCACACAGACCAGTAGCCCGCACAACAGGATTGGCCCCGCAGACCTCGCACACGCGGGAATAGTCCTTCTCAAATGCTTCGTCGTAGGTGAGTTCACACTCAGGGCAGGGGCCGCCCGCCCCGCCATAACAGCGGTCGTGGGCATTTATGCATTTAGGCATTGTCGTCTCCTTTGATGCTCCGTGCCACAATCATGGCGTCTGCGTATTCAAAGCGAAGCATCGCCATGACCGCCCAAAATGCAGCGCGATCACTGTCTTGCGTGAGATTAAATTCTGGAGGCCACCCGCACACTCTTGCAGCGTCCCCCATCGTCACAGGCGCCTGCCCCGCGAACCAGTCGCGCAGGGTCATGCCGGATCGCGTTCCCGTGTCGCCACTGTCTTGGTGCGGGAAGGCCGGTCCACCATCATCCATTGTCGTCTCCCAAGGCTGCGCGGGCGCGTTCAGCGGCTCTGTCATAGTCCCCGACGCGAGTGGTGAAAAACGCATCCACTTCAGCCCTCGGCCGGATGTCACCGCCACGACGGGCGTAGGTCCGGTAGGATGAAGCCGCACCGACCAAGTACGCTGTTGCGTCCAGCAAAGCTTCCCACAGCCGCGCGATCTCCGCGTCCCGCTCCGCCATCAGCCGCTCGTGCTCGGCGGCGAGGATGTAGGGCGCGGCGACCACGGTCGGATCGTCGGCGTCGTCTGCCGTCCAGAGCCGCCAGCCGCCAAAGCCGGGGTGGACAAGGTCGATGGTTTTCGGTGCGTCAGTCATTCCGTCCTCCTTCTCCCCGCCCGCACTGGCACGGGCGGCATTTGCATGTCGGGCAGACGTTCCAAGCGCCGCCATACGAAGTGCGTTCTGGTTCGCTGAACCTGCGTGAACCCGGAAACGCGGGCCAAACCGGGAACAGGCGCCGGATGAAAAGCGCATTGTTGGCCGGATTCCGGTATCTTGGCGTGGGGCGGCTTCGTTTACACTGGACAACGCGGCTTCCGCCGTCTTGGCGCGGCGCTTCGCGGCCTCTATGCGGATTTCCGCGCGCGTCATTCCTTCACCTCCTTCCGTGCGGCGACGATCAGGTCCATGAGCTTGCTCGCCATTGCGCTGCCAAATAGCTGATTCACGGCGAGGCACATCTTGGTCATCTCGTCGTCGCTGATCCTTTCAACGGTGACGGACAGCGGGACGGGATGTTCAAAGCGCGTGGGATGTGTCATTTGGTCGGCTCCATCTGGTCGATGTTCTGGCGGTGGACAGTGAAGGTCAGGGCCGCGACCCACGGGTTTGCATCCCATGCGCCGGGGCCGTGGATGGTGTTCCAGATGTCGCGGAATGTGGCCCGGTAATTTCCCGCGTGACCGCTCGCCATGACACCTCGGCTGGCGTCCGCACTATCGCCCCCGAATGGTGGCGCTCCCTCCGCCCGCGCGTCTTCCTCGCTGATCTCCGCCAGCCGCTGCACCCGCACATCGGTGACGATGAGCGTCAGGCGGGACGCCCAGCGTGGCATGTGGATGGAGGGCCTCCAGCGTCCGTGATCGCATCTGTCGAACCCCTCGCGGTAGTAGGCAATTTGCGTTCCATCTGGGCTGCCTGTCGTCGGCAGTCCGCCCCACGGCCCCCACCGTTTGCCGTCTCTTCGGCCCTGTCCGTGGGCATGGTGCAGGCTGTGCGCCTCACGCACCCATAGGCGGTCGCCGGGGAAAACCTTGGTGCAGATCGGCCGCCACTGATTATTACCGAGCCATTCCAGTGTGCCGTATGGCGGCTTTAACAGCCGCCGCGTCTGCGTCTTGGTGCCCGCGAGCAAGGCGCGCACCATCGGCGCGGAGAAGATAATGGGCTTGTCTGTCACATCAGGCTCCCGAGTGTGATGTCGTGGGCGTCGCCCGCCGCCACAGGGCAGGCGCTGCCATCGGCCTTGAGGATGACCATCACCCACTCGCCGTCGCGGGCGGTGAAGATCAGCACGGCGCCGTCGGCGAGAAAGCCCTCGAAGGTGAGCGCGAGGCCCTCGGCCTTCGCGGCGGCGGTCAGGTCGGCGCCGGGGACGCAGACCGTCTCGGCGGCGGCGGGCGTGGCGAGACACGCGAGGATGATGGCGAGGCGGGTCATGCGGCGATGCTCCACTCGACGCGCGGCAGATAGGCGAGCGGGAAGCGCGACCCGCCGATGATCTGGCTCCGGCCAATGATGAGCGGCGTCAGACCCGTGGCGTCCACAAGGTGAAAGCCAAGGCCTTGCAAACGCGCCAATTCGCCCGGCGTGAACCAGCGATGAATGCCAGCCATGCCGTCGACGCAGCATCCGATATGGATAGCCCACGGATGCTGTGCCACGCACTTCCGCCAGTCGGGGAATTCCATCATCATCGGCGGGCAGAGGCTGTCATCTTTCATCGGGTCGATCCACCGATGCGAGAAGCCGGGGCGCCACGGGCCGCGACCCTCTGCGTCCTGAATGCGATAGCGCGTCATCATGCGTTCCCGGCGCGCTCGTGCTCGGGCGCGCGCTCGATGGTAAATTCTTCCGCCGTCACGCCCGTCTGAGTCTTCAGTGCGTCCTTAAACACCATCTGCATGAGGTCGATGAAGCGTTGCTTGATCTTCGGGTTCCGCTTGGCCGAGCCGAGCGCGATCGAGCCGATCATCTGCGCGCCGTCCATCGTGTCGGGCAGCGCCAGATAGGCGTTCCAGAAATTCCCTTCGGCGCGGAGTGCGATGCGCAGTTTCATATCAGCCCCTTCTCCATGAGCACCCGCTCGGGTGCGGTGAGGATCGCCACCCGGCCGCGCGCCAGCCCGCCGAGGGGGTCGGCCTCCCGCGGCGCGATCTCGCACTGGCTGAGCGGGATCCAGATGTCCGGGCCGTCCTCGGTCTCGCGCACGCAGACGGCGCGGTCGGTCATGTGCTGGTAGATCACGGGCAGGTCGTGCAGGTCAGAACGCATCACGCCGCCCTCCGCTGATAGGCCCGTGCGGCATGATCGCCCCATTGGTGTGCTGTCATTTCGTCATCCTCCGAACATCTCGATTTGCACCGGCTTCGGCATCTCCTTCGGCGGCGCCCATATCCACGCACCGGAGGCCGTGGGCAGCCGACAAAGTGCGCCACGCATGTGCCGCCGCCATGTCAGGAAGCTCGCGCGAGCATCGACCGCGCCTGCGACTTGTAGCGGCAGACCTTCGAGCACGTCTTGACCCGCCCTCGGGTCTCCGGATGCGGGATGAAGGTCTCGCCGCAGACGACGCAGGTCTTCGTCTTCGGGTGCTTCGACTTGTGCAGACTCGCGTGCTCCCGAACCGTCAGCAACTCCAGGTTCTCGATACGGTTGTCCCTCTTGTCCTCGTTCCTGTGGTGGACGTGCTCGTCGCGGCGCAGCTTGCGGCCAAGATGGGCCTCCATGACCAGCCGGTGTTCCAGTCCCTCGCTCGTCTGGACGTAGCCTTTTCCCGACCTCGACGCCGCGTGCTGGCACGGCTTCCCGCAGAATCTGTTTCTCGCCCTCTCCGCTTGGAAGGTCGCCCCGCAGTGGGCGCACGTCTTCTCGATCATCGTTCAGTTCCTCCGAGGTCGATTGGCTGGAGGCCGTGCGCTGCGGCGAGTGATCGCCATGCAAGGCCGGCGGTGAGGGGGTGGACGGCGTTCCCGAGAAGCCGCAAAGGCTGTGACCTATGGGAAAGGCCATCAACCATTCTACAAAAAGCGGGTTCAGCCTCCGCTTGCCACCACTCGCGGCCATCCGCTTCCAGACGGCGCGCCCATGCGTGGAGATCACGAGCCGCCGCAGCCGGCGCCATGTCTGGCGAGGATCGGAGGACGGCCGCCCATGCGGCTGCGTCTCCGGGGCCGGGTGGGAAAAGCCCTGCTCCGCGCGGTAGTGCAGGATGTCCATCCTTGACTTGCCATCCGCGCGCGTGATGCTGCCCTCGGAACTGCCCTTCACGTTCTGCGCCGCTGGCGTCGGCCATGACGAGGCCAGCACACCCGCCGCCAGAAGGTCGGCTTTCCGGGTGAAGTCGTTGCTCCCCGCCGCGCTGTTGCCGTTCTGTGCTGGCGTTCCGGCCATCGGAGTGGGCCATTGCGCTGCCTGTGCCGGCAGGGGCGTCCCGCCCGCTCCGAATGCCTGGTTCGGCCCGCCCTTCTCCGCGTCCGATGCGCGCGGGGTGCCCCACATCGCCCGCGCCAACTCCTCCGCCTTCCGGCTGAAGTCGCTGCTCCCCGCCGCGCTGTTCCCGTTCTGCGCCGGGGTGCCCGCCATCGGCGTGGGCCACTTCGCCTCGACCATCGTCGCCAGACTGTCGGATTGCGCTGCCGTGTTGTGCCCAGCCCCCTGCGCGTGATGGTCCCGCGTGGCGGCGGTGGGCCACGCAGAACCAGCGGAGCCTTTCATGCGGCGCGCCTGTCTCAGCCGCTGAGAAGAGGCCAGCCGCAGGCGTGAAACCCATTTCTCGTAGCTCTCGCAGCACGGTCTCTGCGCCGAGGCTGACATGCCCGGCGACGTTTTCGAGGAATACCCATTCCGGTTCGACTTCCCGGACGATCCGGGCAACGTCGGGCCACAGGTGGCGCTCGTCGTCGTGGCCCCGCCGCTGCCCGGCATGGCTGAATGGCTGGCACGGGTATCCGGCAAGGATGGTGTCGAATGCGCCACGGAATGGCCGTCCGTTGAATGTGGTGAGGTCATCCCATATCGGGGCTGGCGCGAAGTATCCGGCCCGCTGGGCGGCGATGAGGGCGTCTCGGGGGTATTCCTCCCACTCGACAAAGCAGCGGGTGTGAAATCCGGGCTCTGCGAGCATGAGGCCCATATCCAGGCCTCCGCCGCCTGCGCAGAGGGAGAGCCCGTTTCTGGGACGTAGCACCACATTCGTCATGCCTCCCGCACGATCCCGCTGGTTTCGCACGCTATCAGGACACGGGCGCTCATGCCGCCTCTCCAGGGTACATCAACGCATTGATCGCGGCGCTGGCGGCGCTAGCTTCGTCGCGGATCGCCTCAAGATCGTCCGCGAAGTCCTGGCCCTCGCCGTCCGGGCCGATCCTGACTTGGCCGACGGTGTGCGCCGCCGCTTCGGCAATGTTGTCCAGCGCGTGCCATGCCGCCCACAGCGCACTGCGGATGCGCGCATCCGCGTCGGTCAGCGGATCGGAAATGTCTGTCATTCGTCCCTCCTGACTGTCTCGCCTGAAATTTTTCGCTTCCACCCGCTGGCCTTTGAGCCGGGGAGCGGGCACCTGGCCTTCGCCAGCCCAAGGTGCTTCTTCCGCACCCGCGCCGTCTTGGCCTTCATCGCCACGTCGTCTTTCGTCTTGGCGCGGTGGGCGGCACGCAGGACGGGGCGCAGGTTGCTTTCCCGGTGCTCGCCGCCGTTGATGATGGCAAGCGCGTGGTCGCAGTCCCAAGTCTCGCCAGCGGCGATCTTGCGGCCGGTCTCCTGGCACACGCCGCCGTAGCGCTCGAAAACCCGCACCCGCACGCGGGCGGGAATGGCCGTGTCCGGCGTCTTGCCGATCCACTCGGGGAGCGCGCGCGTCATGCCATCCTCCAATGTTGGCAGCCTGGCCTGCCCAGAGCCAGGCGCCTCCCGGTCGGCAGAGCCTTCATGTCGTTACGCAGGGTGCGCCGCCCGCCCGTGCGGCTGGCCTGCGGGGCGTGAATGATGTGGGCGGGGAATGTCATGCGGCCTTCCCGTAGCGGCGGTTGTAGGACGCCAGATCGTCGGACGGCTGCGTCAGGGACAAGCCCATGCCAAGGCATTGCCGCTCGACCCCGTCGAGGAAGCGGCACATCTGGCGCACCTTCATGAGGCTGGTGACGGGGAAGAAGGCTTCCATGATGTCGAGCTTGGTCTCATAGGGCAGCCAGCGCAGCGACTTGTCGTATTTGGCGCGGAAGTCGGGGTCGTCGCCGCGAAGGATCGGCACGCCGATGGTCAACTTCCACTCGGCCTGTTGTCTGGACACGGTGCGGTCGCCGAGTTGCGCGGCAACCTCGGTCGCCCACATCCACATGAGCGCGTTTTGTTCCGTGCTCCTGTCCGCGCCCTGCACCCATGACAGGGTGAGGGGCAGCTTGAGTGTGCACAGGAGCTTGACGAAGCCGTCCACGTCCTCAGCGTTGCGGAGAATGCGGGACGCCATCACCCGCCGCTCCCCATCGGTGCCGCCCATGCGTCCAAGAGCGCGCCGCGCGCGTCCTCATAGCTCACGCCGCAGTCCTCAGCCGCGAGCCGGACGCACTCGATCATGTCGGCCAGCGCATAGCCGCCCGCATCGTCCTCACGGCGCTTGTAGGCGGCGACAACAGCGCGGGCGGTCTCGGGGGTCATCAGAAGGCCCTCCCATGGTTTGGATGATACCCGAAGGCAGCCATCTGCGCTTCGCGCGCGGTTATGGCGTCATCGCGCGTGTGGAAATAGCCTTCGTAGACAGAGACCCCATCGCAAATGACCCTTGCCAACCACTTGCTGCGTCTTTTCACAAAATAGACCCCGGATGCGCCGCTAGTGTTATTTCTGTTTTGGCCTTGGTTTCTGGCGTTTTCTCCTCTGGACGCAAGCCTAAGATTTGCGATTCTATTATCGCTCCGGTCATGGTTTATGTGGTCAATTTCACTTTCGGGCCATGTTCCGTTAACAAGAGCCCATATTACTCGATGAGCCTGAAAAACTTTGCCGAATATCGACCCGCAGTTATATCCATTTCTCATCGCTGAAAATGCAGGACGACCCGCATATCGAGAATTCCACGCAGAGGCAATTCGGCAATTTCCATGGAACATATCCACGGACCGACGACGCCACGTCAAATTCCCTGTGCTCTGGTTGTAATCAAGAAGCGTTGACAGCAATGATGGATTGATCTCGGTCATTAGAAGGCCACCCGCTCTTTCCACGTCCTCAATCCATTTCCCACCGGAACCTCGCTGTGATGTTTCTTGGCGAAGTCGTCGATGAATGCCGTCAGGTCGTCGCGCCGGTTGCGCGCGATCCAGTTCAGGAGCGCCTTGTGATCGTCGACCGCGTAGCGCGTCACCTGACGCAGGCCCTTCACGGTGTCCTTGCTGGCGAGGGCGGCGGCGCGGACAGCCTCATCCGCCTCGGCCTGAGCCTGGGCGGCAGCGCGCTGCGCCTCGATATTCCCGGCGTCCGCCTGACGCGCGGCTTCGGCGGCGGCGCGCATCCGGGCTTCGGCCTCGGCGCGGGCTTTCCGCTCGGCCTCGGCCTTCTCAGCCGCCAACTTGCGCTTGAATGCGTCCACGATGGCAATGAGGCCCTTGGCGATGCGGTCCAGGTCCGTGATCGTTGGCGCGAAGCGGGCCTTCGCCGCCTTCCACTGGTCATAGATCGGCTTGGCTTCGCTTTCCTCGGCCTCGGCGACGGCCTTCTTCGCCGCCTTCACGTCGCGCAACAGTGCGTCGATCGCCTTCATCTGCGCCTCGTTCTGCACCGGCTCGCCGTCGAGCCAGTTTTCCGCCTCGGAAATGGCGTCTCCGAAGGGCGCGATGGCCTCGTCAAGCGGGTCCGGCGGGTTGTTGTGGTCGCGAGCGGCGAGCGTCATGTCACACGCCCTTCTCAGTGAGAACGGCCACAATTTCCTTGCACTCGAAGGCCGGCGGCTGCACGTCAACAGCGGACACTTCGACGGCTTTCCGCCCTTCTCGCGTCATCACCACAACGAAATCGCCCGGTGAAATTTCTGCGGCGCCGCTATATGTATACGTGTAATGGCGAACGTCAGACGGGTTGAATTTCACAGCCACGAACATTGCGCTTTTCTCCATCAATAAGGAATTTCGTCGCCGCCGAGGTCGTCAGCGGGCTTGGGCGTCAGGGCGGCCTTGCGGGCATCCTTGGCGGCAGTCACGGTGGGCAACGACTTCACGCCAGCCGGGAGGTCGCGCCAGATCGCCGCGAGGGCGTCCAAGTCGTCGGCGGCGCCGAGGCTGTCACAGGCGATCTGCGCGGCTTCGGCACCCGCGCCACGCGTCGGGCGCTTCGGCTCATCCTTCGGCGCGGCCTTCGCGTGGACGATCTCGCCATCGTCGGACGCGCGAAAGTCAGCGTCGTCCTTGTCTCCAGTCGGGATCAGCAGGAGCGCACGCAGAAACTGCTTGAGCGCATAGGACTGAGCCGAGCCATAGGCTTGTGCCCCGTTCCGCAGCACTTCGACGGATCGCGTCACGGGCGGAAGCCCTTGGCCGCTGACGTGCAGCACGGCGATGGAAAACCTGACGCGCATCCACGGGCTTTCGCCGAACTTGCCCTTGCGGGTGAAGTCCTCGGTCGCAACCTCATCCATGTGGATGATGATGCCCGCATCCGCGCAGATCGGGTTTACCGCCGCGAGAAAACTGTCGATGCTGGCAAAACCGTAATTGTCGTGAGTGTTTTTGCCATCCCGCGCGATGCGCTTGACGGCACCCATCGCCTTGGCAATGGCCGCGAGCACTTCGCCGCATGGGGCGATGGCGGGCTGCATTCCCCCGTCCATCACTTCGCCTCCAGCCGATAGCCGAAGAGGTCGGCGAGGCGGTGCAGCGACTTCTCGGCCTCGGTGCGATGAAAGGTGATGTCGCCGCCCCTGGCGTCTATCCAGTAGGCGACGATACAGCGGTCGCCGATGTCGCCGGCATGGGCGCGCGCGCTCACAAAGTCCAAGCCGCTGATAGGCTCGCGCTTCGCCGCGCTGTCCGCGCGTGCCTTCGCCACGGCCAGCCCGAGCGGGTTGGCATGGTCCGGGCCGTAGAGTTCGGGGGTGAGTGTGGGATCGGTCATGGCTTCCTCCGCTGTTGGGTCTGCAATTGCACCTCACGCCGCAGGATCGCGGCCCATCAGTCCGCCATTCGCGATCCACTCGGAGACAGCCCTTGGCGATCCCCAGCAGGTGCGCGGCGCGTCGTTGTAGAGCCACGACGCCCAGTCGCGCATGGCGGCGGTGTTTTCCTCGTCCGCGCGGCCGAATGCCTGCACGAGGCGGTTGGCAAAAAGCTCGGTCAGGAATGAGCCGCCCTGAATGCCGTGCAGGACGTAGCGCTCCACGCCGTCGCGCATGTGCGACGGAAGCTTCTCAAGCCCTCGAATTTCCATGTCTCTCTCCTCGAATGTGGACCGGGGCGGGCGGGAACGCGGACCCGCCCCGGTATCAGCGCGCTCGCCGCGCCAATGGGGTCTGCAATTGCACCTGGCGCCGCAGGATCGCGGTCGTCAGATCGGCCGTCATGCGCCCGGCTTCGGCGACGCCCTGGCGGAAAGCCTCAAGTTCGGCGAGGTCGTCTATGGTGGCGACGTGATCCTCGCGTGTGACATCCTGCCCGGCGCGCAGCTTGGCCATGATCCGGGCCTCGGCCTCGCGCGTCATGGCAGCACCGCCAGCGCGCCCGCCAGCGCCAGCAGCGCGGAGCCCACGGCGAAGATCGCCGCCAGCCGGGTCAGCGCGTAGTGCCACGCCTCGGCCGAGATGCTGTCCTCGGCCTCGGCCTCCCAGCGGCGCAGAATGGCAGCCTCGCGGCGCTCACGCTCCACGCGCTCCGCATCCTCGCGGCGACGGGCCTCGGCCATGAGCCGGTCAATGTCGGGGGTGTGCATCATTGGTTTGCGTCCTCGTCCATGAGGTTTTCGGCATGGCCGACGGTGCCCTCGCCGACGCGCGCGATCACCGTCTCGCGGTCGAGAAACAGCCGCTCGTCGGCATTCTCGGCGGTCACGCCAATGAGCCGGTGCAGGGTGCAGGTGTGGCCTCCGTCCGTCTCCGTCCACGTCGCGTAGAGCGCGCGGAGCACGTCACCATCGGCCGCGCCCAATTCGTCGCGCCAGTCGTCGGCGTCGTCCTCGGCATCGTGGAGCGGCACGAAGGGCGTCCAGTCGCGGGCGTCGGGAATGGGGGCGTGAGCGGTCATTGGTCCAGTCCGATCATGCGACGGAATTGACGCTCTTGGGCGTCCCACGCGGCGTCCCACGCGGCGGCCCTCGCGGCGTCCCTCGCGGCGTCCCTCGCGGCGGCCATCGCGGCGGCCCACGCGGCGTCCCACGCGGCGGCCCTCGCGGCGTCCCTCGCGGCGGCCCACGCGGCGGCCCTCGCGGCGTCCCTCGCGGCGGCCCTCGCGGCGTCCCACGCGGCGTCCCACGCGGCGGCCCTCGCGGCGTCCCTCGCGGCGGCCCTCGCGGCGTCCCACGCGGCGGCCCTCGCGGCGTCCCTCGCGGCGTCATTGCGAAGCATGGCGATCTGCTCACGGACGCGCGCGTCGTCAGGGCGCTCAGCCTCGAAAAGATGCAACACCTGCTCTGCGCACCACGCCTGAAAATGCCGCGACAGGCGGTCGTCCGGCATGGCCCGCAGACACCACAGCGCGTCGTCAAAGCCATTGCTGGCGTAGACGGTGGCGATGGTCAGCGGCTCATCGTCGGCGCGGGTCTTGCCGAGATGCGCCAGAAGCTTGCGCCAGCCGTCCTCGCAGGGACCGTGCTTGCGAATGCCTGCCAGAGTCAGCGTCTGGTCATAGGGCGCGGGCGCTTCGTCGGCGGGGGCGGCAGTGGCGGTGTCGGTCATGGTGTCCTCCGGGTATGAGAGGACGCTAACCACTTTTTGTGGCTCGCGCAAGCAGAAAAACACATCTTGTGGTTCGCTGTTGCGCACTATTGACGCGGTCCGGAAGCGTCGTTTACGCTCTGTTCGATATAGGGGTACGGACATGCAAGAGATCGACAGGCGACTCGACCGGATGATCGAGATCGCGGACGCGCTAGACGTTCCGCTGGATCACGTCGTCAAGCACATGGGCAGGTGTGATCAGAAGATGTTTCGGACGCTCTCCGACAACCCGTCGAGCTTGCCCCGGTATATCGCGTCAAGCGTCAAGCCGTAGCGGTTGCACAACCTCTCGGCTTCCTCGACGGGGATGCGGCGCGTTCCCGTCTCCCAGTTGTTCCACCTGGTGGTCGGGAAACCGTGCTTCGCGGCCCATTCTTTCTGGTTGAGGCCGGAAAAGCCGCGACGGATCGCCGCAAGCCGCGCGCCTATCTCAGCATATTCAGCACCGTTGCCCATGGGCACATGAGTGCTTGATGAGGCGCCCTTCGGCAAACTACCAAATGTGGTCTTGCGGCGAGCCACAAAAAGTGGATAATGCTCTGTCATGAGCATACCTTTCGAGATCGCAGGCGCCATAGGGCGCAAGAAATTGGCGGCGGCGCTTGAAGTGGGCGAGACCGCCATCGGCAACGCAGTGGTGCGGGGGGCGTTCCCCGCATCTTGGTATCCGGTCGTGTCTGCACTTGCCAAAGACAGCGGCGTTGACTGCCCCATGTCTGCATTCAACTGGAAAACCTCCGAGCCGGCCTCCTCATCGGAGGCGTCCAATGCCCGGTAGGTGTCTTGCCTGTCCCTCACGCTGCCGTGAGGCGGCGCTGGCCGCAAGCCATGAATACCATACCGCCCGGCGCGCTGCCTCCCTCGGCGCGTCATTCACCGAAGCGGGGGCCGGTGCCGGGCGGCGCGCCCCCGCGACAGGGGGTGGGGCATGAATGACATGCGCCCACCGTTCGTCTGGTTTGGCGGCAAGTCCCGCGTTGCGCACCTGATATGGGACGCCATCGGCGACGTAGAGCATTACGTCGAGCCATTTTTCGGCTCGGGCGCTGTGCTGCTGGCGCGCCCGCATCCGGCACGATGCGAGACGGTCAACGATGCGGACGGGCTGCTGGCGAACTTCTGGCGGGCGGTCTCCGCTGACCCGGATGCGGTGGCGCACCATGCGGCGCACCCGGTCAACGAGGCTGACCTGCACGCCCGCCACCTTTGGCTGGTCAACGCCAAGGACGGCATTACCGAGCGGCTCATGGCCGACCCGGACTGGCACGACGCCAAGGCGGCGGGCTGGTGGGTGTGGGGCATCAACTGCTGGATCGGCAGCGGCTTCTGTTCCGGCGACGGGCCGTGGGTCAATGTTGACGGGGTATTCACGAAGATCGGCACCGGGCAGGGCGTCAACCGGCAGCTTCCCCACCTCGGCGGCACCGGGCGGGGCGTCAACCGGCAGCTTCCCCACCTCGGCAACACCGGGCGGGGCGTCAACCGGCAGCTTCCCCACCTCGGCAACACCGGGCAGGGCGTCAACCGGAAGCAATTCCTCACCGAATGGTTCTGCGGCCTCCGCGATAGGCTGCATGACACCCGCGTTGCCTGCGGCGACTGGTCGCGAGTATGCGGCCCTTCGGTGCTGCGATCCGCTGGCGGCGTGACCGGTGTATTTCTCGACCCGCCCTATGACCTGACCATGCGCGCGGCGGTCTATGCAAATGAGTCTGGATGCGCAGCGGACGTGTTTCGCTGGTGCGCGGCCAACGGCTCCAACCCGGCCTTGCGGATCGTCCTCGCTGGATATGACGGCGAACACAACGACCTTCAGGCGCTCGGATGGCGCGTCCACGAGTGGTCGACCGCTGGCGGCTATGGCGCTGGCCGAGGCGGGCGTGGCGAGGAAAACGCGACGAAAGAGCGATTGTGGTTTTCGCCGCACTGTATCGACAATCCGGCGCAGGGGCGGCTGCTATGACCCACGACCTCGCCGAAGTCCTTGCCAACGCGCTTGTCGGCCTCGCGGTTTCATGGGCGGCGACATGGGCGGTGCTTGGCTTCTCGCCGGTGCAGAGCGTGGGCGTGACGGCGATGTTCTTCGCGCTCTCGACGGCCCGGCAATTCGTGCTCAGGCGGCTGTTTCGGAGGCTGGCATGACCCGCCGTGACGCCGAGGGGCCGATCCACCGGGTATCGCTCCCGTGGCCAAAGCGCGAACTGTCGCCGAATGCCCGCGTGCATCACTTCGTCAAGGCCCGCGCGGTTAAAGCCTACCGCACCGGCTGCGCGTGGGAAGCCAAGGCGGCGGGGCTGCGGCGGATAGAGGCGGACAGCTTGGCGGTGCGCATCACATTCCACCCGCCCGACGCGCGCCGTCGGGACCGCGACAACCTCATCGCCGCCTTCAAGGCCGGCGCGGACGGCATCGCCGACGTGCTTGGCGTCGACGATGCGCTGTGGGTGCCGACCTACGCCGTGGGTGCGCCTGTGGAGCGCGGACGGGTGGTTTTCGAGGCGTGGGGCATTCCGACGCGGGAGGCCGGCTCCTGGCGCGGCTCCCGCTCAGGGGGAGCGTGAAATGAGCGGCCGCTATCCGACGCGCGAGGATGATGAACTGGCGCTCGTCATGCTGCGCCGTCGCTGCGCTGGCATGTCGAGCACGTCCATTGGCGAGGCGCTTGGCCGCACGGGCGCCAGCGTCCGCGTCACCACGGACAGGATCAGGCGGGCCGACGCGGCGGAGAGCGGCGAGGACGTGACACAGGCTTATTGGGAGACGACATGAAGCAGATCATCATCGCCGGCAATATCGGCAAGGACGCGGTTGTGCGCCGCACCAATGCCGGGGACGCCGTGGCTGGCTTTCCCGTCGCCGTGGAAGAGCGCAACGGCCAGGACAAGCGCACGCTTTGGTTTGACTGCTCCCTCTGGGGCAAGCGCGGCGAAGGGCTGGCGCAATACCTCACCAAGGGCAGCCGCGTCACCGTCGCTGGCGACCTCTCGACGCGCGAGCACGAGGGCAGGACGTATCTGACCGTCCGGGTGGCCGAGGTGACGTTGCAGGGCGGCGGCGAGCGGCGGGACGACGCGCCACGGGACCGGCCGCGCGAGGACGCCGGGAGCGGCCGGCGCAACGACCTAGACGACGACATTCCATTCTGAGGGGCGGGGCGATGAGCGTTAAGGCAATGCGGTGGGCTTACGGGCTTTTCGAGGTCATCGACATCCCGCCGGCAGAGCGGGCCGTGCTGCTAGCGCTCTGCTGGGAACACACCGACGCAGGTGGGTGTTTCCCGTCACAAGAGCGTGTCGCCCTGCTATCAGGCTACCGCCGTCGGCGCGTCCAAGACAGCCTCACCATGCTCGAAAGCCAAGGATTCATTCGCCGGACAGTCGCCCGAACGGGGGGCAAATTCCAGCAGACGACATACCGGCTTTTTTGCGCGCCAAAGGTGAAACCGTGCGCAGACGGGGGCGCACGGCACCGTGCGCAGACGGGGGCGCACGGTCACCGTGCGCAGACGGGGGCGCAGTATAGGGGGATATATAATAAGGGCGTTTCTGTCATCGAATTTCCCTCGCCAGAGGCTCGAAACTCAGGCGGTGCGAAATGACTGATCTGTTCCACAGGTTTCAGCCCGAAGAAGCCCAAGCCAGGAAGAAGGAACTTCGTCCGCACCAGTCGAATGCCATCGCCATGCTTCGCTCATCATTGGCTAGGGGAAACCGTCGTGTGGTGGTTCAGGGACCGACAGGCGTGGGCAAGACGCTGATCGCCGCGAAGATCATCGAGGGGGCTTTGGACAAGGGCAACCGGGTGATCTTCACGGCACCGGCCGTCTCGCTGATCGACCAGACCGTGAGCGCTTTCGAGGCTGAGGGCATTTCCGGCATCGGCGTCATGCAGGCGAGCCATCCGCGCACCGATCCTCTGGCTAGGGTGCAGGTGGCATCGGTGCAGACGCTGGCGCGGCGGGACATTCCGCCGGCGGCGCTGGTCATCGTCGACGAATGCCATCACCGGGCCGAGGTCGTCGAAAAGCTCATGGCCGAGCGGCCGGACGTGTTTTTCGTCGGCCTGTCGGCGACCCCGTGGGCGAAGGGCATGGGCCGCTGGTGGCAGGACCTGGTGGTGCCAGTGACGATCCGCGACCTGATCGACGCGGGCTACCTCTCGCAATTCCGCGTCTTCGCGCCGGACGTGCCGGACATGTCGGGCGTCAAGACCGTGGCGGGGGACTACCACGAGGGTCAGACGGCCGACCTCATGAAAGGCGCGACGATCACGGCGTCGGTGGTCGAGACGTGGCTTGAGCGCGGGGAAAACCGGCCGACGCTGCTCTTTGGCGTCAACCGCGCCCATGCCCGCCAGCTATTCGAGGCATTCGAGCGCGCCGGCGTGGCGGCGGCCTACTGCGACGCCTACACCGACGTTGTGGAGCGGCAGTTGATCGAGCGGCGGTTCCGGGCCGGCGAGGTCAAGGTGGCCTGCTCCGTGCGGACCCTGACAACGGGCATTGACTGGCCGGTGTCCTGCATCATCGACGCGGCTCCCACAAAGTCGGAAATGCTGCACGTGCAGAAAATTGGCCGTGGCCTGCGGATCAACCCCGGCACGGAAGACCTGGTGGTGCTCGATCATGCCGGCAATTCGCTGCGCCTCGGGCTGGTCACGGACATCGGCCATGACGCGCTGGACGATACCGAGCGTGGGCCTCAGAAGGCGCGCGCCAAGGCCGAGCGGTTGCCAAAGGAGTGCGTCGGCTGCGGGGTGCTGCATACCGGGCTTACCTGCCCGTCCTGCGGCCATGTGCGCAAGCCGGTGGCGGGGGTGGAGACGGTCGACGGCGAGTTGATCGAGATCACGGGCAAGCCAAAGGGGCTGGCGCGCGAGGAAAAGCAGGCGTGGTGGTCGGGGCTGCTGACCATCGCCGCGAAGCGCGGCCGCACGCGTGGCTGGGCAGCGCATACCTACCGGGAAAAGACCGGCGTCTGGCCGAAGGGGCTGGCGGACTGGCCGGGCGAGCCGTCGCCGGAAGTGTGGAATTTCGTGAAATTCAAGGACATCCGGTGGGCGAAGCGGCAGGAAAGGGGGGCGGCATAGTGTTTTTCGACAAGACGACGAATGTGGCGCGCGGCAAGTGGCGGGGTATTCTCCTGCAACTCGGCCTGCCCGAAACCGCGCTGCGCAACCGGCATGGGCCATGCCCGATCTGCGGCGGCACGGATCGCTTCCGCTTTGACGACACGGAAGGCCGGGGCACGTGGATATGCAACCAGTGCGGCGCGGGCGACGGCATGGCATTGGCGCAGAAATACACCGGCAAGGGGTTTCCCGAGGTCGCCGCGCTGATCGACGGCATGGTCGGCAACGTCAAATTCGAGGCGGCGAAGGCCGCGCGGACGCCGGATGAGACGCGCGATCTGCTGCGCGACACGTGGCGGGCGACGGTGCCGGTGCAGCCCGGCGATCTGGCGCATCGCTATCTCGCCAGCCGGGGTGTCGAGGAAATGCTCTACCCTGCGGCGCTGCGCTTTGCCGCGCGGCTGCGCGACGGCGATGGCGGGGTGCGGCCGTGCATGGTGGCGATGGTGGGCGTTGCCGGTCAGGACAAGCCGGTGTCCATGCACCGGACATTCCTCAAGCCGGATGGCTCTGGCAAGGCGGAAATGGCCGCGCCGCGCAAGCTCATGCCGGGGACGCTGCCCGATGGCGCCTGCGTCATGCTCAGCGACTACAGCGGCGGGCCGCTCGGCATTGCCGAGGGTATCGAGACGGCAATGAGTGCATCCGCGCTCTACGACATGCCGGTGTGGGCGGCGCTCAATGCGCCGATGCTGCGCAAGTGGACGCCGCCGGATGGCTGCGACGAAGTGGCGATCTTCGGCGACAATGACGCGGGCTTTGCCGGGCAGGCGGCGGCCTACGGGCTGGCCTACAGCCTCTCGGGCAAGGCGCGGGTGACGGTGCATATCCCTGACGTGGCAGGCGAGGACTGGAATGACGTGTGGCAGCGTCGGCGGAGGCGGCAGGCATGAGCGTCCTCACCCCCAGGCACTGGCGCACGTCATGGGCGCCGGAAATTCGCCTCGTGGATCCAGCGACCGGCGCGCGGCTGCACCTCTCGGGACGCGGCGTGGCGAAAGACCCGGCCTATGCGTGGAGCGGGACGCGGGCACAGGCGCGGGAGCTGCGGCGGCGGGCTATCGAGGCGGGCGAGCCGTGGCCGTGGCGCCCGGTGAATGCGAGCGAGACAGTGGCAATGGAGGGACAGGCATGAGCATTCACACGCGGATCATCGGCAACGCATTCCGGCTCGGCGCCATGACGCCCGGCCTTGAGGCTGCCATCGGCCGGGAAATGCTGGCGGTGGTGAAGCGCGAGCGCAAGCGGCCCGAGACGCCGCGGAATGGCTACGTCAACGCCCCATACACAGGGGGTGTCTATGACGTGGCCCGCGCCGCCATTCTGCGCCTCCTGGCCGAGGGGCCGATGTATTTCGGCGACATGGCCGGGCATGTGCGACTGCCTGGTCCGGCGCTTGGCAAACTTCTCGGCATCATGCGGACGGAGGGCGCCATTGTCGGCGACCGTGTGATAGCCCGGACCACTCTGTGGCGGCTGCCATGAGCATCGCATCCGCCATGCAGGCGGCATCGCCCACCGGAGCGCATCCGGCAACCGTGAAAGGCCATCACGCCCCTGTCGTGGCCCGCCCCCGCCGTCTTGGTGCGGCGGTGGGGGCGATGCGGCTGCGGAAACCGCGTCAGGCGGCGCTACAGGCGGAAAGCCGGGCATGGCGGCTACCCACGGCAGGAAAACGCGAGACGGGCACAGCGCCTCTGGCGTGGGTGACAGAAACTGACATGGAGGCAGGACATGGCATACAGCAAGCGGGCAAAGCGGGCATTGCGGCGGGCGCGTGCCGCGGATGGCGGCGCTGACATGCCGGGGCTGGCAGAGACACCAAAGCGCCATCGCGACGGGCGCTACGTGGAGTCGACGCGCCGGCCGGCCGAAGACCCGCGCGTCGTCGTGCTCAACGCCCGCACCCGGCATTTCGGTCCCGAGGTCGACGCCGCCAGCGTCATGCTCGCGGACCCGGCCGGCCAGGCCATCCACCTCGGCGCACGGGACGCGGATGAGGCTGCCAGGCTCTGGGACGTATTCGCCCGCTACGACGCGGCAGACGAGACGTATTTCCGGCGCATCATCGGCCGGCACCGTTTCGCCAACGTGGCCCGCCTCGACATGCTTCCCGAGCGTTTCGAGACGCGCGCAGATGACCGCCCGGACATCCGCAGCGAGGATGAGCGCGACAGGGATGCGGTGTCACTGTGGATGCGCTGGCAGGGCGCATTGCAGGCACTCGGCGCCCATGACGCGAGCCTCATCATGCGCGCCTCGCGCCAGACATGCGGCGCGCTTGTCATCGGCGGCCGGCTCAGCACCACGGGCAGCGCATTCGTCGCTGCGATGCGCTCGATGCGGCAGGTGGTGGATAGGGGTTGACGTTTCACGCGGGCCGGGTACATTCGGTCATAATCGCAGGCGATACCCTGCAAAGACGCCACCTCCCTCCCGGACGGTGGCGTTTCTCATTCGCCGGGAGACTGGCAAGGGCGGTCGGCCCGGATACCTGCGCCCCTATCGGCGACAAGGCCCATCCCGACAAGTGCGGCGCACCGCGCGACTGGGGCGCGACAGGCCAACGCGCAGCTATCCACAGCATGAGGCGAACACATGAGCGACGACCGGGACGCCACAACCGGGCGCTTCCTGCCGGGAAACCGCTTCTGGGAGGCGCGAAGCTCGCACGGGATCGCGCCGAAGTTCGAGACGGCCGATGATCTGTGGAGCGCCTGCGTCGAATATTTCGAGTGGAACGCCGAAAACCCGCTCTACGAGATGAAGCCGTTCGCCTATCAGGGCGTCGTCGTGCAAAAAGCTGTCGCCAAGATGCGGGCAATGACCATCGGCGGGCTGTGTCTGTTCCTGGACGTGACGGAAGAGGCGTGGCGCGGGTGGAAAACCAGAGGGCATGAGAAGTTCCGGGCCGATTTGGTTGGGGTCATCACGCGAGCCGAGGCGATCATCCGAAAACAGAAATTCGAGGGCGCGTCGGCCGACCTTCTCAACGCCAACATCATCGCCCGCGATCTCGGCCTTGCCGACAGGTCGGAACTGACGGGGCGTGACGGTGGCCCGATCGAGGTCGATGACGTGAAGCTGAGCGACAAGGAACTGGCCCGCCGCGTGGCGTTTCTGCTGGCGCAGGGCATAAAGGATCACGGCGAATGACAAACAACCTCAACCCCGTCCACAACATCTCGAACGAAGTCGAGGCGAAATTCGTCATCGCGGTGGACGATGATCAGACTGAATCTGTCAACATGGGCGGTCGCGTTCTGACCGGCATCTACATGCCCGACTCGTGGACGACCGCGTCCCTGACATTCCTCGCGTCCCGTGACGGCACGAATTTCGTGCCGATGTTTGACAGCGGTGGCACGGAGGTTGCCATCACGGCGGCGGCGTCGGCTTTCGTCGCGATCAGCCCGACTGCGTGGTTTGGCGCGCTGCGCTATCTCAAGGTGCGCTCCGGCACGTCGGCAAGTCCGGTGGCGCAGGGGGCGGACAGGACGCTGATCCTCGTGCTGGCGGACCCGAGCGGAAAGTGAACCTCCGGGAAGTTCTGGCGGCGGTCGAGGGGCTGCCGCAGGCCAGCCGCATGGAATTGGAGAATCTGGCGGCCGAGCGGTTCGCGCGACGCAAGTTCATTCCGTCGCCGGGGCCGCAGACGGCCGCGTGGTTTTCCAAGGCCGACGTGCTGCTATTCGGCGGCGAGGCGGGTGGCGGCAAGTCCGGCCTGCTCTGCGGTCTGGCATTGGAGGAGCATCATCAGTCGCTGCTGATGCGGCGCAATGGTGTCGATCTCGAGGGCGGCGGCGGGCTCATCGAGGACTTGCTGCGCATTTACGGCTCGCGCGACGGCTTTTCCGGCAAGGCGCCGCCGACGCTGCGGACCCCCGAAGGCCGGATCATCACGTTCGGCGCTGCCAAGGACCACGGCGACGAAATGAAATACCAGGGCCGGGCGCGCGATCTGCTCGGGCTGGATGAGGCAACGCAGTTCGGCGAAACGCAGGTGCGGTTCCTCATGGGATGGGTCCGCACGGTAAAGGAGGGCCAGCGGACGCGGACGGTGCTGGCGACAAACCCGCCGGTCACGTCCGAGGGCGAATGGATCGTCGGCATGTTTCGGCCGTGGCTCGACCTGACGCATCCGAAGCCGGCCAGGCCGGGCGAGTTGCGCTGGTTCATCACTGTGGCGGACGGCTACACGTCGAAAGACCTGGAGGTTGATGGTCCGGATCCGGTGCAGCGCGACGGCGACGTGTTCATCCCGACATCGCGGACATTCATTCCGTCGCGGCTGACCGACAACCCGTTCATCGAGACGGACGACTACCAGAAGCAGCTCGACGCGCTTCCCGAGCCATACCGCTCGGCGATCCGCGACGGCAATTTCATGGTCGGGCGGCAGGACGACGCCTTTCAGGTCTTTCCGACGGCATGGCTGCGCGAGGCGCAGGCGCGGTGGACGCCAGAGCCGCCGGAACATGCGCCCATGTCCACGATCGCCGCGGACGTGGCGCAGGGCGGGGCTGACAACACCACGATATCGGCGCGCTATGACGCGTGGTTCGCGCCGCTGCAGGTGGTGGCGGGGGTGGAGACGCCCACCGGCAACGAGGTCGCCGGACTGATCATCGCGGCGCGGCGCAACGGCGCCACGGTCGTGGTGGACATGGGCGGCGGCTATGGCGGCGCTACCTACATGCGGCTCAAGGACAACGCGATCGCGCCTCTGATCGGGCACAAGGGCGCGGAGAAGTCGGTGCGGCGCACGGTGGACCAGCAATTCGGCTTCTTCAACAAACGGGCCGAGGATGCGTGGCGGCTGCGTGAAGCGCTTGATCCGGCGCAGGACGGCGGCGCGAGGATCGCCCTGCCGGATGATCCGGTGCTGATCTCCGACCTGACGGCGCTGCGGTTTGAAGTCACGTCCTCCGGGATCAAGGTGACGCCAAAGGTCGACCTGGTGGCCAAGCTCGGCCGCTCGCCAGACCGGGGAGATGCGGTGATCATGGCCAACGCCTACGGGCCGAAGCTGATGACGCACGGCAACGAGTGGCGCGGCTACGCGGCGGCGAAGCGCAGCGGATCGTCGGTGACGGTAAACATGGGCCGGGCCTCGGCGCGGCTGAAGCGATAGGAAGGGCGAGACATGAGCGGGCTGTTTTCCAAGCCGAAGATGCCGAAGATCGAACCGCCGACTCCGCTGCCGGATGAAAAGGCCCTGACGGCGGCGCGCAAGCGTGTCGTGGCGCAGGAGACGCGATCGTCTGGCTCGGCTTCGACGGTGCTGACCGGCGCCGGGCGCGAGACGCTGGGCGCGTAATGCTGCACACCGACGCCAAGTCGCTGAAGGAGCGCGGGGACCGGCTATTCTCGGCCAAGACGTCTTTCGACCGGCGCAATCAGGACATCGCCGAGAATTTCTATCCAGAGCGGGCGGACTTCACCGTAGCGCGCGACGTGGGCGATGACTTCGCCGGTCATCTGATGACAGGCTATCCTGTGATGGTGCGGCGCGACTTGGGCAATTCCATCGGCTCGATGCTGCGTCCGAAGGGGCGCAACTGGTTTGCCGTCCGGGCCGACCGCGAAGAGCGCGAGGACCATGAGGCCAAGCTGTGGCTCGAATGGAGCGCCAGCGTCATGCGCCGGGCGATGTATGATCACAAGGCGATGCTGACGCGGGCGACGAAGGAGACGGATCACGACTTCTCGGCCTTCGGCGGCGGCGTCATTTCGGTCGAGGTCAACCGCCGCGACACGGCGCTCCTCTATCGCAACTGGCACCTGCGCGACGTGGCGTGGGAAGAGGACACCTACGGCCAAATCTGCGGCGTGCATCGCAACTGGAAGCCCACGGTCTCGCAACTCTGCCGGTTCTTCCCCGGCAAGGTCCATGCGAAGGTGACGGAACGGCTTGACAGGGAGCCGAATGAGCGGGTCGCGGTGCGCCATATCGTCGTTCGCGCCGATGAATACGGCACGAAGGCGTGGCGCCAGCCGTGGGTGTCGCTCTATATCGACTGCGACAACGATCACATCATGGAGGATGTCGGATCGTGGACGCGGCGCTATGTGATCCCGCGATGGGCAACGGTCTCCGGCTCGCAGTATCCCTATTCGCCGGCAACCGTGGTGGCGATCCCTGACGCGCGGCTCATTCAGGCGATGACGCTGACGCTGCTGGACGCCGGCGAGCGGGCTGCAAACCCGCCGATGATCGGCGTGTCGGAGGCGATCCGCGGCGATCTCAACATCTACGCGGGTGGCTTTACGGCCATCGACGCGGAATATGACGAGCGGCTCGGTGAAGTGCTTCGGCCGATGATGCAGGACAAGTCAGGCCTGCCCTACGGTTTCGAGATGTCGGATCGGATCGCGGCGCAAATCCGCGAGGCGTTCTACATCAACCAATTGGCGCTTCCGCCGGTCGGTGGCCCGGAAATGACGGCCTATGAGGTTGGGCAACGGGTGCAGGAATACATCCGCCAGGCGCTGCCGCTCTTCGAGCCGATCGAAGAGGACTACAACGCGGCGCTCTGCGACATGACATTCGAGACGCTGTTGCGCGAGGGCGCGTTCGGCGGCGCGGATCGCATCCCCGAAAGCCTGCAAGGCTCGGACGTGCGCTTTGCCTTCGAAAGCCCGCTGGCGAAGGCGGCGGAACGCGAGAAGGGCCAGCAATTCCTCGAGATGAAGGCGATGATCGCGCAAGCCGTCGAGGTCGATCCGGCCGCGCGCTACGCGGTGGACTTCGGTGTGGCGCTTCGGGATGCGCTCTCCGGCTCCGGCACGCCGCAGGCATGGATGCGCAGCGAGGATGCGGTGGCGGCGGCGATGGACCGTGACGCTCAGGCACAGGACGCCTCGCAGGCGCTGGCCGGGATGCAGCAAGGCGCAGACGTGGCTCAGAAGCTCGGCGTGGCCGCCAAGGCGTTCGCGGCATGAAACCGCGCGATCCGGCATGGAAGCCGGTGGACTACAGCGAGGCAGTCGTGCTGGCGTTCAAGTCGCTGGCGACGGGAACCGCCAACGATATTCAACAGAAGCTGGCGCTGGACTGGCTGATCACGACGGCCGCCGGCACCTATGAGCTTTCCTTCCGCTCGGACAGCGACGGGGGCGAGAGAGAGACGGCATTCGGAGAGGGTCGGCGCTTCGTCGGACTTCAGGTCGTCAAGATGGTCAACCTGCCGCCGCGACTGGTGGCTGAAATGAGGAAGCAGAATGCCCGATGACGTGATCGACGCGCCGCTTGATGGCGGAAACCCGTCGGATGCACCGAAGAGTGAGCCTGCCGCACCTGCCGATGGTGCCGCACCGGCGGGTGCTGGCAAGTCGCTGGCGGATGGTGGCGGTGGCGACAAGCCAGCCGCTGCGCCGGCCGACTGGCCCGCCGACTGGCGCACCCGCATGGCCGGCGACGACAAGGACGCGATGAAGTCGCTCGACCGCTACAAGTCGCCTCTGGACGTGGCAAAGGCTTTGCGCGAGGCACAGAAGAAGATTTCGGCCGGCCATGCGCAACCAGCGCTGGCGAAGGACGCAAGCCCGGAGGACGTGGCGGCTTACCGCAAGCAGATCGGCGTGCCGGAAAAGGCCGATGGCTACCTTGAAAGCCTGCCGAACGGGCTGGTGATTGGCGAGGCTGACAAGGAAATTGCCGGGTCGTTCCTTGAATCGGCGCACGCCGCGAACATGCCGCCGGCCTTCGTCGGCGCGGCGCTCGACTGGTATTACAAGACCGAAGAGGCGAAGGTCGCCGCCGCGGCGCAGTCGGACAAGGAATTTCGCGTCGCGGCAGAGGATGAGTTGCGCGGCGAGTTCGGCGGCGACTACCGCATGACGCTTAATTCCGTGAAGAACTTCCTCGACGCAGCGCCGGTCGTCGGCAAGGACGAGTCCGGCGCTGATGTGACGCTCGGAGACATGCTGCGCGGTGCGCGCACACCGGACGGCCGGTTGCTCGGCGACAACCCGGCGTTCCTGCGCTGGATGGCGGACATGGCCAACCGGGAAAACCCGGCCGGATTCGTGGCCCCAGCGGGCGGCGGCTCGCAGGCGGACAGCGTGGCCGAAGAGGTCGCCAAGATCGAGAAATACATGCGCGAAGATCGCGCCGCCTACAACAAGGACGCGAAGGCACAAGAACGCCTTCGCACACTCTACGATGCCCAGGAGAAGCTGGCATCTCGCTGATGGACACCCCGGCAACGGCCCCGTCGAAACCAAAGACAGACAGCACGAAAGACAACGCCCCGTGCGGGCGGCGGATACCCTCGCAAGAGCCCGCCGGCCGTTCGGATACCCTGCGTCGGATGTGCCTCTCCTTCAACCCATGAGGTAATCCAATGGCAGACACTGCTTTCCAGAAGCAGTACCGGCAGGAAATGATCGCTGTTTTCGAGCAGCATCAATCGCTCCTGCGCGATACTGTGACGACTGAAGTCGTCATCAAGGGCAATCAGGCCGAGTTCCTGGTCGCTGGCTCCGGTGGCGAAGCCACCACGCGCGGCGTGAATGGTCTGATCCCGGCCGGCATCACCGACAGCACGCAATACACGGCGACGCTGGTCGAGTGGCATCGGCTTGTCGAAAAGACCGGGTTCAACATCTTCGCGTCTCAGGGCAACCAGCGCGAGCTGATGCAACGCGACGCGATGGCGGTGATCAACCGCAAGATCGACGCGGACATCATCACCGAACTCAACACCGGCACGGTCAATACCGGCACCGCGTCGCCGGCGTCCGAAGACGTGGCGATCCGTTCGCTCACGATCCTTCAGAATGCCGATGTGCCGTGGGACAACAACGTGTTCGCTGTCGTCACTCCGGCGTTCAACGGCTACCTGCTCAAGGTCAAGAGCTACGCCAGCGCCGACTACGTGGACCTGAAGCCTGTCACGGCCAACGCGAGCGCGTGGTCGGATCGGCCGAAGGTGCGCCAGTGGCTCGGCGTCAACTGGATCGTTCACCCGAACCTTCCGGGAAAGGGCACCAATGCTGAAAAGTGCTTCATGTTCCACAAGTCTGCGATCGGCCATGCCGTCAACTCCGGCGGGCTCATGTCGCCGGTTGGCTACGACGAGAAGCAGGACGTGTCGTGGGCGCGGTGCTCGGTCTACATGGGCAGCCAAATCCTGCAAAACAGCGGTATCGTCGTGATGAACCACGACGGGTCCGCCTTCGTTCCGGCCTAAGGAGGGCTGACACATGGCTTACTCGGCTTCCAACCCCCCGGCCCTGATCTCGTCCGGGGTCGGTGGTCGCGGTCAAGTGTGGATGTACAAGTCGGCGGACCCGGAAACGGCGTTCGATGACACCGACTACATCACCAATGCCCGCGACCTTGGCATGGCGACCGGCGACTTCGTGCATGTGATCGACACGACCAACGGCCTCGCCACCATGGCGCAGGTCACGGTCGACGTTGACGGCAACGGCACCCTGACGGCCCTGACCGCCATCACCTGACGGCGGCGCGCGGCAGGGCTGCGACGGCCCTGCCGCATCATTTTCAGCAACGGAGGCCGCTATGGCTTACAACACCGCTTACCCGCCGCGGCTTCTGGCTTCGGCGGACGACGGGGCCACCCCGGCCCTCTGGGCCTTTGCCACGACCGATGCACTTTCGGTCGTGCTCGGGGCCGGCTACATCTCCAATGCGCAGAACGTCGGCCTTCGGGTCGGCGATGCTGTCGTGATCTCGGAAACCGACAACGGCTATGCCACGGCGTTGCTCACGGTGTCGTCAATGGCGGCTGGCGCGGCCACGCTCTCGGCCTCGCAGAAGGCAGGCGCGGCCGGGGTCGGCATCACCGGCGGGACCGGCACGGTCATGAAGTCGTCCGTCGTGCCGAAGGGCGACTATATCGAAACAACGCTGATCTTGGACCTGACTGGCCTCAATTCCGGCGGCACGGCCGGGGACATCATCGGCACCAATGGAGCTGGTGTGGCCTATGTCACGCAGATCACGGATGCGCGGAATGGCGCCATCTTTGCCGGCCGTATGGTGTGTCTTGAGGCTCCGATCGGTGGAGATGCCGACATCGATCTCTATTCGGCCGCTGCGGGAACCGGGGTTGAGGATGTGGCGATCTCGACGCTTTCGGGAACGCAGATCATCAACGCCGGAACGCAGTCGCTCGGCACAACGTCCTTCTTCGCCAACATGCCGGCTGCGGATGCGTTCCTCTACCTTGTGGGGCAAGGCACGGCCAACGCGCCCTACACGGCGGGCAAGTTCGCCATCACGATGTGGGGCTACTGATATGAGGCGGGGCTGTCATGGCCCCGCATCCCTCCCTCCTTCTTCATGAGGTTTTTCCATGACCGACGCAGTGAAGTCGCCGGCTCGCCAGGTGCAGCGGCCGATGCAACTCAACCTTGAAGCGCACTACACGCAGCGCTATGCGATCTTCGTCCCGGCGACGACGACGATGGACGACGTGCTGCAACCGGGATGGTGGGCGCATGTTGCCAAGAAACTTCGTCCGTGTGACGAGGTGAAGATCATCCCGGAGGATATGGCGTGGCGCGCGGTTGTATTCGTGCGCGCGGTCGGCCGGGTGGAAGCGATCGTGCAGATGATCGAGTTCACCGAAATCGGTGGCCATGAAGCCATCGCTGCGGCCGACGCGCCCTACTATGCCAAGTACGGATCGCCGTCCGTCATGTTCCGCGTCCATCGCAGGGACAACAACGAAGTGGTCAAGGATCACTTCCAGACTCGGGAACAGGCGGAACGCTGGATCTTGAACCATGTGAAAGCTGCGGCCTGACATGGCGATCACCAACAGCGACCGGCTGGATGTCTACAACGGGGCGCTGCGGCGCCTTGGTTCGCGCCGGCTGGCCTCGCTTACGGAAAACCGCGAGCCGCGGCGGGTGCTGGATGGCATCTGGAACAATGGCGCGCTGGTCAACTACGCGCTTGAGCGCGGCGAGTGGAACTTTGCCATTCGATCGGTGCAGGGTGCCTACAACGCGAGCATTACGCCCGGCTTCGGGTTTCGCCGGGCATTTGACAAGCCGGACGACTTCCGGCGCCTGGCCGGACTGTCGGCGGACGAATATTTCCGCCGCCCGCTCACGGCCGAGGAATACACCGACGAAGGCGGATACTGGCTGTCTGACAACGACACGATCTTCATCCGCTATGTGTCGTCGCATGGCAGCTACGGCCATGACTCGTCGCGGTGGACGGAGAGCTTCCGCTACTATCTCGAGACATGCATGGCGCTTGAATCGTGCGAGCGCATCACCAACTCGGACACCAAGCTGCAACTGATCGAGCGGGATCAGCGCAAATACCTGGCGCAGGCGAAGTCGACGGATGCCATGCAGGAAGGTGTCAAGTTTCGTCCGGTCGGTGCGTGGGCGTCGTCTCGCGGCGGCAACTATGATCGCGGGTCGCGGATCAGATGAAGACGCGCGACATTCTCGCCACGTTCAACCGCGGTCTGATCGGCCGGATGGCGGTGGCGCGGGTCGATGTGGAGCGGGTGCGGCTGTCGGCCGAGGAACAGACGAACTGGCTGCCGCGGGTGCTTGGGCCGATGTCGCTGCGGCCGGGCATGAAGAAGCACGGGCCGGGCGCGACGGTGGGCGGTGATGGTTCCTACATCCCCTTCGTGTTTTCCCGCGACGATACCGCCATTCTGGAACTGTCGTCCTTCGGGATGCGGATATGGGACGATGGGGAGACACGGGTTAGTCGCCCGACAGTTGCCGCAACGATCACGAACGGGACGTTCGACAGCGATTTGTCTGGGTGGACATCGGCGGATGAGGCTGGCGCTTCCTCGATATGGTCGTCCGGCGGCTACATGCGGCTGCTCGGGACCGGGTTCTCTGCGGCGCGCCAGCGCCAGTCAATCAGCGTCACGGAGACCGGCACGGTTCACGGGCTGCGGATCACGGTGCAGCGTGGTCCGGTCGTTCTGCGAATCGGCTCGTCGGCCGGCGCGGATGACGTGTTCCGGCAGATCGTGCTGCGCACGGGCGTTCACAGCATCGCCGTCAACCCATCCGGCAACGCGACGATCCATGTCGAGTTTTCGTCGATCCTGAAATACCCGGTGCTGGTGGACAGCATCGCCATTGAAAGCGGCGTCGTGACGCTGCCGACGCCATGGCCGACGGCGGCCGACAACAAGACGCTGCGCTGGCGCCAGAGCGGAGATGTGATCTTCGTCGCGTCCAATGTTCAGCAACGGCGGATCGAGCGGCGCGACAACAATTCATGGTCGCTCGTGCTCTACGAGGCGAACGACGGGCCGTTCCTGGTGGAGAACGTCGATAGCGTGTCGATCACGCCGTCGGCCATTTCCGGGGCTATCACGCTCACGGCGACGCAGCCGCTGTTCCGGTCGTCGCATGTCGGGGCGCTCTGGCGTCTCACGTCGCAGGGCCAGCGCGTCAAGGGGCTTCTGGTGGCTGATCTGGCCTATACCAACCCCATTCGGGTGACTGGCGTCGGCGCGGACAGGCGCTTCACCTTCACCATTGCCGGCACATGGGCGGGGACGCTCAGGCTTCAGCGCTCCATCGGCGATGTCGGCGCATGGGTGACGGTGAACACCTATACCGCCAACGGCACGGCGAACTACGCGGATGGGCTTGACAACACGGTAGCCTATTACCGGATGGGGTTCGATGCTGGCGACTACACATCGGGGGCGGCAGACGTAACCCTCGAATTTTCGGCTGGATCGATCATCGGCGTGGTGCGGATCACGGGCTACACGTCGGCAACATCGGCCAGCGCGATCGTGCTGAAGGACTTGGGCGACAACTCCGCCACGACGATCTGGGCGGAAGGCGCGTGGTCGGACTGGCGGGGCTGGCCGAGTGCGGTGGAAATATCGCAGGGCCGGCTATGGTGGTTCGGCAATGGCCGCGCCTTCGGGTCGATCTCGGACGCCTATGCGTCGTTCGATCCAGACTATGAGGGAGACGCCGCGCCGATCAACCGCACGGTCTCCGACGCGGCCGGGTTCGACGTGAATTGGGCGATGGCGATCGAGCGGATGTTCGTCGGCACAAGCGCAATGGTGCAGGTGGTGCGGTCGTCGTCGCTTGACGAGCCGATCACGCCGTCGAACTACAACGTCAAGACGGCTACCGGGAAGGGAGCCGCTGCGCTGATGCCGGCCATTTCCGGCAAGGTCGGTTATTTCGTGGGCGGCGACACGATCAGCCTCTATGAGTTGCGCCCGGATCAGACCGGGATCGACTACGCGGCGACGAAGATGAACATTCTCGTGCCGGAAGTCTCCGGCGCGGGCATCGTCAAGATCGCAGCCCAGGAAGAGCCTGACTTTCGCCTCTACTGCGTGCTGTCGGACGGGACGGTGGCGCTCCTGGTGCGCGACGATGCGGAGAATGTCGTGTGCTGGGTGCCGCTTGAGACGGACGGAGTGATCGAGGATGTATGTGTGCTGCCGGCGGTGATCGAGGATCGTGTGTTCTTCCGGGTGCGCCGCACCATTGGCGGGGTTGACGTGCGGTATCATGAGGAACTGGCGCGGATCGACGAATGTGCCGGTGGCGCGCTCAGTCTTCTCGCGGACAGCTCCATCACCGGGACGGGCGTCGTGTCGGGGCTGGCGCATCTGGAAGGCAAGGACGTGGTGGTGTGGGCGGATGGCGCGGATCAGGGCACGCACGCGGTTGTGGCTGGCGCCCTGCCGACGCTCACGGCCAGTTTCACGACATGGTGCGCCGGACTCGGCTATCAGGCGCGCTATCGCAGCGCCAAGCTGATCGGCCAGACCGGCATGGGCGTATCCCTGACGCAGCGCACACGTGTCAACAAGATCGGTCTGCTCTTGGCGGACACGCACGCTCAGGGGCTTCAGTTCGGGCCTGACTTCAACACACTGGACGATCTGCCGCTTGTCGAGGATGGTGATGACGTGGCGGATGGCACGGTATGGGCGGCCTACGATCAGGACATGATCGAGTTTCCCGGCGACTGGGATACCGACAACCGCATCTGCCTGGTCGCCAATGCGCCGCGGCCCTGCACCGTTCTGGCGGCGGTGATCAATGTCGACCGGCACGATAACGAGTAGGCCGGCGCGGTCGGAGGACTTCGACGCGTTCCATGGGCGCCAGCCGGATCACGCGGTGCGGGCGTGGGTGCTTGAAGTCGATGGCGAGGTTGTCGGCATGGCGGGCTGGCGGGTTGCTGGCGAGCATATGGTTGTGTTCAGTGACCTGAAGCCCGGTGTGGCGAAGATGACGGTCTGGCGGAAGGCGAAGCAGTTGATGGCCATGATCGACTTTCCGGCATTCTGTGAATGCACGGAGACATCCGGGCCGATGCTGTTGCGCCTTGGCTGGCGGCATGTCGCCGGCAACGTCTACAAATACGAGCCGAGGTAGGATATGGCACAGCTATTCGCGGCTGCGGTCGGCGCGATCAAGGGCGCGACGCTCAGTCAGGTTCTCGCGGCGGGTGGTTCCGTGGTTTCGGCCGCCGGGTCGATCGCATCCGGCAACGCGCAGAAGGCGACGGCCGACTTTCAGGCACGGCAACTCGAAGCCCAGGCGACGGCAGAGCGCGCTTCCGCATCGCTTGAGGCCGAACAGGAAGCAAAACAGAAGCGCCTTGTGGCGAGCCGTGCGCGCGCGGTGGCGGCGGCGAGCGGCGGCGGGCAGGACATCGGGCTTCTCGGCGACATCGAGGAGGAAGGCACCTATCGCCAGATGCTGGCGACATGGGGCGGCGAGGAACGCGCCAAGGGCCGGCAGGCACAGGCAGCGGCGGCAAGGATGGAAGGCAAGTCTTACAAGCGGGCCGGGTTTCTGGCCGGGGCCAAGACGCTTATGGCGGGTGGATCGTCGTTCATGGAGCGCTTCGGCTGATGGCTACGCTTCCGACAGTCGCGGACATGGGCCGGCGCCCGATCCCGGCGCCGCAACGGGCCATTGCGCAAGTCTCGCCGCGCGCTGCGTCGGCGGTGGCGGACGCGGTGACGTCGCTTGGCGACGAAGTGTCCCGTGTCGGCTTCGAGATGATCGACCGCGAGGCGACGGCTGAAGCGAAGGACCGTGACGCGCTTGTCTCCGATCAGATCAGGGGGCTGCTTTACGATCCGACGGCCGGGTTCATGAACCTCGAAGGCGGAACGGCGGTCCAGAGGCGTCAGGCGGTCGTCGGGCAACTGGAAGGCATCAAGTCGAAGGCCATGGAAGGACTGTCGCGGCCGGCACAGAAGAAACTGCAGGACGTGCTGGATCGGCGCATTGAGAGCGCCATGCTGTCGGTGGACACGCATTCGGCAAGCGCGCGCAAGACGTGGGTGGCGGGCGCCTCGGCGGCACGGATCGAGAGCGCATATCAGGACAGCCTGGCCGATCCCGCCAGCACGGCGGCGAATATCGGCCTCATCACGGGCGAGTTGCGCGGCCGGGCGGTGGATGAGGGATGGGCGCCGGAAAAGCTTGATCTGGAAGTGCAGAAGGCAACGTCGAAGGTCTACAACGACCAGACGATCCGCATTGCGTCCACCGATCCTGTCGCTGCAATGCAGTATCTACGCCAGAACCAGGACAGCATGTTGCCGGCGGACGTGGTGAACCTTGAGGCGAAGATTCAGCCAGCGGTGAAGGAGTTCATCGGCTGGCAGAAGGGCCGGGAGTTGTTCGCCAATGTCTCGGCGCCGGCAATGGCGTCGTTCAAGGCGCTTGAGGATGCCATCGGCTTTCCGCTCAAGGTCAACTCGGCATTTCGCGACGCGGCGCACAACGAGGCGGTCGGCGGCGCCAAGGGCTCGCAGCATGTCCACGGCAACGCCTTCGACGTGGATGTGTCGGGCATGTCGGTTGAACAGCGGCAGGACTTGATCCGGCAGGCACGGGCGGCCGGGTTTTCGGGCATCGGCGTCTATGACAACGCGCTCCATTTCGATGTGGGCGGGGATCGCGCGTGGGGCGCGGACTACCATCGCGAGACGCTGCCGGAATGGGCGGCGGAAGCGGTGACATCGCCGATCGGCGAGCGGCCGTCGATGTGGGACACGGTGATGGCCGAGGAAGACCCGGCGATCCGCAAGTCGATGGCTGACGCGATCACGCTGGAACAGTCCATCGCCGACGGCGAGCGGAAGGCGGAACTGGCCGGGGCAAGGGATGCCGCTTTCCAGATGATCGAGGCGGGCGGCGATGTGATGAAGCTGCCGCTAGAACAGCGCCAGATGCTCGGCGAGGAAGCCATGTCCGGGCTGTTGACCTATCAGGCGA